CTGCTGGAATTTGGTGGAGTTGGGACAATATTCGCCGAGAACGCCGCCTGCCTTTGAGCCTGAGCGTGTTTTGCATTAGTGCTATCTTGTGGATGTACGGCTTCGCTAGATTGATCACGCTTTGAAACAAGTAGCGTCACTAATCGCTCAGGGCGGCTACATCAAATGGCAGTGCAAGAGGAGAAGCCAATAAAGGAATAACAAATGCACCTTCAAATAAAATTTCTAATAGATATCCTAAACAACATAGATTCCAATCCACAGCAATCTATGCAGTTTATAACATCTGGTGGCTGTAAATATATATCCACATCTCCATCAAATCTCAGCCCGTCCAAGGATTGTAGATGGACATTAATAGGCGAGATTTTACACAAAAGTCAACATATACAAATGTCCAATGATAACTGTGGGGAAGTGGATATGTATATTACAGATATTTTCACAAAGCTAAATGATGTTTATCAACACTCTCAGCAATATTGTTGGAAATCTCACGAACATCATTTTCATACGAATTTTGAACAGTATGTAAATTGTCCAGTGACATGTATTAGTGAAATTAGTGAATATCTCGAAAGAACTTTAAAGGAGATGTATAATGGCTAGATTTCTAGATTTTTTAAGAGCAAGATGGGAATTAGCAGAAAGACGCGCAAGAATTGCTAAAGAATTTCAAGAATCACGAAAATATCACATGCAAGCATCGTATATTGAAATTAATGAAAATCAGACACAGCGACATTGTTATAATCATCCACAGAATGTTGCAACACATTTTGAATTAAATATACAGGATAAATCATATAAACGTCCTGTATGTTCAGGATGTGTTCCGGCATAATAGCCGTGCGTAGCGCGTGAAATCGAGACAACAAAATCCACAATAACCATCATCACTAGAATGGAGATGATTATGAGAATAGGAATACATAACAAACCACCAGTATCTCCGTATGAGTATTGGTGCTTTGTTTGTAGGACGATGAATCTGGCATTCGTAGAACTTGATAAATGTCCAGAATGCGGCGAAGTTATTAAATTAAAGGGCGAAATTGGTGCCCTAGATGTGGAGGAATTGAGAGGCAGGCGAAAAATAAATATTGACCAAAAGGCCATCCTGCAAACTATTCTCACAGCGATACTTACAGAGCAAGAAAACGCGATCATCAATGAATATTACCCTAGCACACTTGACAAGGTTTCGACGGAATGATAGGATAGTCTTGTCTTTGGGAGAAGACATTAATTCCCCCGCTAGGGCCGACGGAAATATCGGCCCACTTTTCAGAGCACCCCGCAGGACGGGATGTTCTGGAATTTAAATTGTAATAAACTTCAAAATAGTAACTTTTTAAATTAACAAAAAGGAGCACCAAAACAATGGCAACTGCAACATTGAATCAAGGAGAAATGTCAGGTAAATCTACTCAATCAACAACTCACATTCAAACCAACACAGAACGTTTTGACATCGCTTATGGTTTTAAGACCAAGACCGACAAGGATGGTGTAACACCATTAAAGGATGATAAAGGAAATGTTGTAAAGGAACCCACTATCATTCTGAAGGTAGAAGATGCAGAATTATTGTCCGACAAGAATTTGTTTGAAGGAACAACGACCAGTGTAACATGCGATTATCCGGCAACGTGGGATGCATTGCTTGCTTTTGCAGAAAAAGAATGGTCAGATACGGATGAGAATGGTAAGACTGTTGTTCGTAAGAATGAAGATGTAAAGGCAGAAATTGTCAAGTTGTTTAATAATGGCGCCAGTAGCAAAGTGATGAATAGGCTGCGGGCCAAATTGACAGAATTGGATAAGACTGGTAATTTCGTATTCCAGGGTGATCTTCTGGATATGACTAATGAAATCACCAGTGGTAGTAAGCGCGTATTCTTGACAGAAGAACAGAAAATGTACAAGAGTATCGCTATGCTACCTGCTGCTTCCAAGGAAGCTGTCTGGCGTGCATATCTTACGAGCGTGAACAAAGAATATTACGTCCCGCAGGAGTAATAATCTTTCATGACTTTAACTCCATTGCTACTGTAAGTTCTTTGACAATCGGCTTTGCACCTTTCATTTGTGGAATAAGGAGCCGAACACCATACGGACAGTGGAGTTAATTAATAAACTTAGTAAATTTATAAAGTTTGTGGGATGGTGAAGATTAGAGTTACTTCTATGGATGAACAGTCCGCAAGGGCTGAAAAACTCTAATCGCATGTTCCTCCCACAATATTTTTAGTAATTGTTACAATGGGTACAATCATTAATTTGGTTGTACCCTTTTTTATTACAATAGGAGATATATGAGAAAACCTAAACTTAAACTTTGTTATAATGAGTATGTAGCCACATTACGAAAACAAGATAAACAAGGTAGATGGAGAAAAATATCTACTATAGGTAATACTGGAGTAGCATTTGATTTTGTAAAAACACTAGAAAATTTAGGATTCATAGTTATTTTAGAACCACACTTACTAAATGAAAATTAATTATCTAAAAATTCAGTAATATACAAGAAATTCATATTCCCATATTCAGGATATGATTTCTTGTATATCATTGAAAACAAAGAAGATAAAGTTGTATACAGCCATCATGTGAATATGCCAAACTGAAAAGATTGGGAGAGTCTCATGTCTTATAAGCGCCGTCATTCATATTATGACCCATCCTATCCTTCCACAACGAAGGTTAGTATCCACTGGTCTAATAAGTCTGCATCTTATGCTATTAAGTTTGCAGATACAAAGAACTGGAATCAGATGCAAATCTGTATAGGATATCTGAAAAATATTACTTATGGCGAACGTGATTATGATTCAGAGAATAAGGTCTGGTTCCTTATTGAAAAACATATTGGTGCCTTCAAGGAGATAATTACATCTCTTAATCAATATTTTGAGCTAGACTTCATTCCAAAGCCCGAGAATCAAGTAAATATACATCAATTTATACCTATTGATGTATATTTCGATAGATTCAAGAATCTAACTGGACAAGATATTCGTAATCTCGATTCAGGAAAGGCAAAGAAGATTTATCTTAAATGGCTTATGATTAATCATCCAGACAAGGGTGGAGATCATATTATTGCCCGTGATGTAAATGAAGCATGGACAGAATTGGAGAAGAATTTCTTTAAATCTAAAAAGGAGCCTGAATATGTGTCTTAATCAAATAGATTGGAATGCCAAATCCCGTGCACATCCTAAAAATCGTGATAAATGGCTTGTGGGATATAAAGTAATGTCAATAGATCACGGTAATCCATTTGGCTATGATGGGATATTTTATGAATATATATCTCCAATAGCATATAATGAAATTCTCAAAGCAAAAGGAACAACACAAATATATAGTGATGGAATATCATATCACTATGGTTTCCATATCCTCAAGACTATTGAGGATGCTAAAAAATATACACAATATAATAATAATCGTGTAATATTCAAAGTAGAATATCGTAAAATAGTTGCACAAGGTATACAAGTTAGAATTGGTAAATTACCTTGTGACGTAGCAGCAGAAATGCGTTTTATATCTATAGTAGAACAACCAAAGGAGGAAAATGCAGAATATGTCGGAAACTAATCTAACAGTAAAACCAAAAATGCCCAGCTTTAAGAAGGGTATTGCTCTCGCCAGAGAACAGGCAGAGAATACTATTAGTTCAATTGATCCAACAAAAGTCCCTAATAGACTAGGACTAGTATTTGATGACTCTGGTAGTATGGGTGGAAAATCCATAGAAGATGCTCATACGGCCGTTAAAAACTTTACTAATTCATGTAACTTCAATGATACAAGTATTGCCATCTATCCATTGAATAAGGACAAGAAGCCTCTTACAATAGATTATGATCTCCTTAATCTATATGTAATGGGTATATTGGCCGATGGTGGTACACCACTTTATCACAAACTTCTCGAAATGATCGAGAATGAGAATATGACTCGCGCGGTAGTATTCTCAGATGGTTCTCCAACAGACAGTAAATTAACTGGCACCTGTGAATCATGGGATTCTAAGCCTGCGGCATTTGCACAGGATATAATCACTAAGTATATTGAGAAGAAGATTCCCATAGATACCATCTATATCGGATATGCATCTGATGTAACTGATGTATATGAAGATGGATCAAAGCCCGCAGGATATAGAGAGATGGAGAAAATTGCAGAACTAACAGGAGGAATATTTATCCATTTCAAAGATAGTACCAGTCTGAGTAATAACCTGAAGTATCTTGCACCAAGGTATAGGGCATTATTGTCGAATGCAGAATTAAAATCCAAAGTAGAAAAAGGAGAATCAATATGATGGCAGAAGATGAAGTATGCCCAGTATGTGATAGTGATCCTTGTGTTTGTGATACTTATGACGATCTAAATGGTTACGATGATTTCGATGATATCGAAGATCAGAACGAACAAGAGGAAGAAGAAACTCAATGACAGGTACTTATACTCCAGAACAGAACAATAATATACTAGCCTTGGTTCAAAAACTTAATGGTCTTGATATCAAGGCTAGTATATGTGGAGTTGAGACTGGTCCAATAGTAACAGCATACTTATTCGTTCTTGATCATTCTCAACCCATTGCTAAGATTATGAAAAAGTCCGAAGACTTTGCTCTTAGTCTTGGCGTGGATAACGTAATAATCCAAAGAATAAAGGATAAAATCGTAGTTTTTATCCCAAATGCCGACAGACAAGAAGTAGATTATAAGGATGTTCTTCATTGGTACTTAAATGACCCATTCGTTCAAAAAATGCGCTTACCTATCCCACTCGGAGTAGATTTCCATGGAAAGAAATCTGCAATTGATATTGCTGAGTGTCCCCATATTCTTATTACCGGTTCTACTGGTAGTGGAAAATCCGTCTTTGAGACAGCGATTATTAGTAGTCTCGTATATCGTTACGACAGTAGCGAATTATATTTGTATCTCGTTGATACTAAGCAGGTTGATTTGACATTATTCAAATCACTGCCACATGTAAAAACTTGTGCAGATAATGTCGATGCATTTCATAACATGATGTTTATTGTAATGGGAGAAGTCCGAAAAAGGCTAGGAGTTCTACAAGGAGCATCTTGTCAGAATATTTCTCAATACCATGCAATGTATGGTGGTGACGTAACTATTATGCCATATATTGTTGTAATTCTTGATGAGTTTGCAGACTTGGTAGATTTAGATAGTGCTTTCCGAAAGGCAGATAAGGAGAAATATGAGCAAACGCCTACAGTCAAGGGATGGATTAAAAGTGCTACACAAATCTGTCGCGCGGCTGGGGTACACATCATTGCATGTACCCAGAGAGCTTCTGTTAAAATTATTGATGGCGACATTAAAACGAATCTTCCCTGTAGAATTTCGCTCAGGGTTCCATCAAGGGTTGATAGTCAAGTTATACTGGGCACAGGAGGAGCTGAGAATTTGCTTGGAAAAGGAGATATGTTAATAAAGTATCCCGAAAGTGACGCAATACAAAGATTTCATGGACCATTTGTAAAAATGAAGGATATTCAAGAATTAGTAACAAATTATGAACAAATGAAAGGAATAATAAATCCAAGGAGCTAAATTATGAATGATAGAAATGATAGACTTGATTACTTCATTACAAGACTTTTACATTATCTTCTTTTTGTAGAAGATGAAATAGTAGATGCTATTAGACATGCTAAAATTGATTTAGAAGCGATGGATCGTGCTAATGTTAAAAATGGCGAACATACTACTCCATTAATGCGCTTGTAATGAACCGTTGCGGCAGGGATTTCCCCTGTAAACGGATTTGCAGACTCCCTGTAAGTCGTTGAAAACAAAGGAGAGAAAGTGCTTGCACAGGCATCGTTTACGGACTAGTCTGGAAGGGTTCCGCATATCACGGCATTCCTTCCAGATTAGCTCCGTAAACAATACTATAACGCAAATAAACGATATCCAAAATCACTATTTATGGCACAGAAAAAAGGACAGAAAGCCAGTTGGCCGGTCGTCGCGGCACGTATTCCGCCGGAACTCCGCCAACAAATATTACAACGTCATCCTGGTAATGGATGCATTAGTAATCTAATTTATATACTATTGAAAAAGTATATGGAGAATAAGATTTTCGGTATTAAAATTGAAACAATACAGTAAATTATGCCTAACGGAGCCATTCATGCCATCTCCAGAGGAGACAGATACATTAAAAACAGATGATATTTCAATCTGCGCCTTTGATAATTGTTCAGAGCAAAACATCCATAAATGCAGAAAGTGTACTAGATCTTTCTGCATAATGCACTGTAACACATTCTCACCTAATTTCTGCAAAGATTGTTTTAAGAATCTCTCCATTATTTCTGATAAGTTTAAGCGTACTTTTGACCATATTGCAGAGAATGGACAGATGTATGTCCAGACAGAAGAACGTCTGCGATATTATCTCGATGGCCCAGACTGGCCATTTGTTACACCGTGGATAGATAGCCTGAGTGATGAAGAACTTAGAAGTATATGGGTTTTTCATCATTATATAATGAAATTGATCGAAGTAGAAAATGATACAAGAAAAGTAGAAAGAACACGACAACTAGCGAATACGCCAATACCGAGATTGATAACAACTACGAAGACTAAGAGTGTTACAAAAGTTATTACGCAAGAGACTCCGGATGATCTTAGGAAGAAATGGAAGAAGATGAATATTCCGGATGCGACAATTGAACAGATGATATTAGCGATGGGAGTGAAACCATGATGACAAAGTAGAAAATACAACAATGTGTACAGAATACTATGATGTACAAGTAATAAGAAGAGATAGTCTAGGTACAATATAAAATGACTCCACAAGAAGCATCATCCCGTTATCATTGGTGTCAATATAATAAAGACACCAATACTATAGAACTCTTTCTCGATAACTATATGTTATCCTGCCTCCGTTCATGCGAAGCTAAATTCTATCTTGAACATTTATTGAATATTAAGCCTCGTTATACGGAGCTAGATCCAGCTAATTTGAATGGTAAAGTTTCTAGAAAGCCTTGGTTCTTTGATTTTGGAGAATTTGTTCATTATTGCCTAGAGAATTTTTATAATGAATTTAAGGTATCAAAATCTCCTCCTCAGATTGATTGGTGGTTGGCTTTGTGTAAAATTAAATGGTCTAATATGAGGATGGACGATTATAAGAATAGTATTGTTGAAGCAGACGTGAAGAAATACGATGAAGTAAAAGGCTGGGAAGGTGTGGCAGGATTACTGTGTCAATATTATGCATTCTATATGGACATGAGGCTGAGGATTATTGATACGGAGATTACGTTTGGGCATAATAGAGAAGTTCCTATAGGAAAAACTTCTATTCTTGATTATTTTGGGTATGAGAATGATTTAATTATAGAATGTTATTTAACTGGCCGCATAGACCTTCTCGTAGATAATGGTTATAAGATTGGCCCAGTAGATCATAAAAGCACACATAAATTTGATGGCTTTGAACATAAGGATTTTAATCCACATGATGCCATGACAGGGTATATATTGGCGATTCATGAAATCCTTAAGAATTATTATCCATTAGTACCAGAAAATTCAGATCATGGAACTAGAAGTAATCTTATTCCACAATGTCTCGGTGGCTGGATCTATCATATTAGTGCTTGTACACCCGCAGAGCCTAATAAGAAATCTGTAGCCGCAGGTAAGAAACAAGGTCCACGATTTAAGACAACCCCTGTTGACAAAACTATATCCCAGTTAGAAGATTATAAGTCTCGCCAATTATCAACATTTAAGCGAGTAGCAGAACTCCTTTTCAATAATAAAGTACCTGAATGGAATACAACAAATTGTCATAATATGTTTTTCAGGGATTGTGAATATGTCCCGATACACGAACAACCATCAGAACAATGGCAAGATATTATCAACAGATTCTATACCATACAGCCAGCATGGGACACTAGAGCCGGTTCAAATAAGAATAAGGAAATTAAGTCTGAAGAAACATCTAACATATGAAGATTGGTTCTATCATACTTATCATCTTTCAGACCATATTGAGAAATGTAAAGATTGTAAAGTATGTTGTTGGGCCGGAGGGATAAGTGAGAAGACTAAAAAATTAATTTTTACTGGTAAAAGGAGTAGGAAAAATCATGCCAGAAAATGATTTACTTAACAAAGCTATACAACAGATTGGTGGCTGTATAGATAGTATGAAAGTCACCAATATAGACAGACTCCATGTCGCAGTATGTGGAGAGTCTGGAACAGGCAAGAGTAATATAATTGCGCGAAGTGCGAGAAAGCCAGCATACATATGTGAATTTGACAATCGAAAAGAATCTATAGCAGAGATTCCAGAAGTAATAATTAAGCAGTATCTCGATAAAGCCGATGATAATCCTGTAGCATGGGCGAATCTGGAAACAGATGTTAGTACATTTGAATATTTAAAACAGAAGAATGAGTTTCCATTCAAATCTATAGCACTAGACTCTGCGACATATCTATATCAATATGCCGAGCATCAATTTCTGAAAACATGTAAAGCCAGTATGTTTACATTTAAAATTGGTAGTACTACATATGTAACTGGCCGCGATTGGGATGCAGTTGTTGGTGTTCAGAAAATGTTAGATAACTTGTTGAATAGACTATTCGCACTCGATATTGATGTATATATGACCTTTCACACAAGGCCAGAGAAGGATCAGGTAAAATCCACACCAAAAGTTGCGGTATATACAGAGAAATTGACGATAAATCCACCAAATTTGAAGATGCTTCTTCCGAAATTTAATGATAAATGGCGGACATTCGTGGAAGATGGTAAATTCATGGTCCAGCTTAGACCAGACTTCCAGTTTACTGCCGCGACAGTATTAAAGAATGTCGGAGAAAGTGAAGTAGCGGATATACAGAAGATGTTGGAGAAACATAATAAATAAATTGGCTTGAGCCACAGCCTAAAAAGCTCATAATCAAAGGAGTTATATGCCCAAGATGGGGGTTAACCCGGAGCAACTCGAAGCACCGCAACCAGTACCTTCTGGATGGTATAAACTTAGACTGAAGATGATTACTTGCAAAAAGTCTAAGAGTGGAAAAGGCTTTAATTATGAAGCAGGTCTTACCACTGTAGAACAGCCAGCAGAAACAAATGATAAATTCGTTATGTTTCGTATGAATAATGGTTTCAGTCAAGCCGAAGCTGCTCAGGATTTGTGTCATGCATTAGGTTTCCCTGTTGAACCTGATGGCAGTTTCCCAGGTGATTGGAATTTAAAAGATGCTGCTAAGCCAGATGAGTTTGATGGTGCTCAGTATATTGGAGTACTGTTAGGCAAAACTGGGGAAGCAGAGCTTGTAACTGATAGTTATGATGGACGTGAAAGCAATGTTGTAAAACAATGGAAGTGTAAAGTAGATCAGTGCGCGACACGTTTCCCGAAAATACGTCACAAAACTGATCTACGTGGAAAGAAGTAATTTTATCAAGATTCCCATAACTAAATGAGTTAGTGGATTTTCTCTATATTATGGGATGTATCTCCTCCAAGGCGCTCATGAATGCCTCTCCGGCGATACTTATAACTATCTTGCTCATACTGGAGGAAAGATAGTTATATTTTATAAAGGAGCAATAGAAAATGGCATATAAAAGAAAAGTCCTTGTCCCTATCCCGCAGATTAAACTAGAATCAACACAAGAATTAATTCAATTTCATATAAAAATCTGCCAAAAAGCCCGTGATTTAATGGAAAAAAAGAACAGCGATTATGGTGGTGTCGATGAACCGTTTAGAAATTTTCATGGTTTTGGAGCATATGGGATTCTTGTTCGTTTATCAGATAAGATCGCAAGAATGAGAACATTTTTAGAAAAATTAAAAAATAAAGAGCCTATGGCAGTTATATCTGAATCCGTGGAAGATACGGCGATTGATGCCATAAACTATGTTATTCTCTTTCTTGGATATCTTAGAACATTTGGATTAGAAAAATGAAATGTCAAGGAACATATACCCGTAGGAGATTGAAAGGTAAACAATGTAGACTACCTGCAACTTTTGGTAGCAAGTTCTGTGGAAATCATGATCCTAAGCGTAGATTATATGCAGATGGACGAAATGTTTCTACTATCTTTGTAGCAAAAGAAGAAACAAGATGGCACAGATAGCTAACTTTGGCCCAGAAACATCTCCAATATGGATATTATTAGATGAACCTTATCCTAATGATGCCGATAGTGGTGTGATTCTTGGAGGAGGATATGGGTGGAATTTTAAGAAAATCTGGAAACTGGCTGGTCTTTCGCTTAACGATATACACATTAAATCTATTAAACCTTGCCTTGGTGCTACCTATATCCAAGAGAATGTGTTATCGAATCTTTTATTGGAAATTGAACGTTGTAAACCTACTTTTATCATACCATTATCAGACGAAATTTTAAACTATCTTGTTCCTGAAACAACCCAAGCAAAGGAAAAGAATTCATCCCTAGGTAAGTGGGCAGGCTCCTTATTAATATCAAAATATATATCATATCCACATTATATAATAGGGAGCCAACCACCAGACTGGGTAACGGCAAACTGGGACTACCATGAGATTCAGGCATTCATAGATTTTGGCCATATTCGAGAGGAATATAATTATTGGAAACAATATGGAACCCTTAATCCACTTCCTAGACGAAATCTTAATGTCGAACCTCTTTATCCTGATCTTATTAGCTTCCTTCATGACTGTCTCAACTGTGCTATTATATCAGTTGATATTGAAACGATCAGACCTAAAGGGAAAAGTGGGGGTAAAAACAATACATTTTATTATGCTATTAACCCTGGATATCCTTATACTATTGCTATTGCTCGTTCTCCTAAGGATGTCATGAGTTTTAGTTTCTGGGATTATGAGGAAAATCAATGTGTGCAAATATGGAGGATGTTAGATGCGATTCTTAAAAAAGTACCTCAAATTGGTCAAAATTACTTTCTATTTGACGCGCACTATTTGGAAGCAATGGGATTTAGACTCACTCTTAACCGTTGTAGAGATACACTCATCCGACATCACATTCTTTGGCCCTCTCTTAAGCATGCTTTACACTTTCAAACCAGACAGTACACCCGTGAAGTTTACTATAAAGATGAAGGACGAAATTTCAACGTTAAACGTAAAAAACAGTTTATGATATATAATGCTAAAGATGCGGCAGTGACATATGAAATATACGAAGCTCAAGAAGAAGAATTTAGAGAACGTCCACAGCTTATTTAAAAATGAACATTACATATACAAAAAGGAGCCGATAATGGCCAAAGACATGATTGGTAATAGTATGAAGGTCGGGGACAAAATAATGTTTAATGGTATGATTTGTACTATTAAAGAAATCCAGGAAAATAGGATAATTGGCGGCAAAACTATGACTGGCCGACAAATTACAGGTATGAAAGTACCAGATATTCTTACACTCGAAATTGATCTTCCTTTTGAGTGCGAGAAACCATTTAATGGAGTTATTGTACAAGTACCGGCAGAGTTGGAGAAACAGAAAGTGCAGTAATTCTTGTATGCAGAATCTCATAAACTCAACCTATGAGCATCAATTAGCCTATCACTTCCATCAAATTGATAAGCGTGGCCTCCTAATTGATGTAGATAAGAAGGAAAATCATGTACGTATACAATGTGAAGAGGAACTCAAAAACAGTTGCGATTTTCTTTCAACCCTTTGGAACACGAACGTATATATTGGCACTGAAAACAGACCCAACAACACAGACTCTCTTAACCTCAACGCCCCGCTTAAAGTGTTGGAATATCTTAAACATCTGGGTTTTAATGTACCAAAAATCAGAAAGAAAAATACGGAAACAGATGAATATGAAATGAAGGATAGCGCAGGGGAACTTGCGCTAGTAAAATTATTAGCAGATCCATCCAGATGGCCATCTCCGAGTTCTGGAGATGGCATAAAAAAGTTACTTGAAACAAGAGAAGTAATTACTTTCAGAAATAGGTATCTTAATGCAAGACTCTATAAAGATGTGTATTATAGCAACCATAATGTTGCCTCCACAGTTACAGGCAGAAGGGGAAGTAAAAAGACTATCTTTGGATTTGGCGGAAATGACCAAAACTTCCCATCACGGGGACGTTTGTCTGATCTCTGGAAAGAGTGTATTATATCTAGACCAAATAGAATATTTTTCTTTGTCGATCAAGTAAGTGCGGAAGATTGGCCAGTTCAAGCCTTGAGTGAGAATCATACTGCATTACAGCAGATGATGCAAGGAGTAAATCGTCATTATATATTCGCGAGTCAGATATTTGGCATTCCAGTAGATGAATTAAAGAAATTAAGGAATAATAAAGATGGCCTATATTGCACAAAAGAACAGCAAGACACAGCAGAGATGCAATATTATATGGGAAAGAAAGGCCGTCATGCGAATAATTATGGAATGCAGCCAACACGTTTCAGCGAAGCATTAGCCTCAGAAGGTGGATTTACAGTCACAGTAGATGCATGTAAGAACATTCTAAGTATTATTGATCGGATTGATCCTAATGTTAAGCGAATTTACCATAAATATATCCAAGACGAATTGGCCAGATCAGAGCATTTACTTAGAACTCCACTGGGGAGAGAAAGACAATTCCTTGGACTTCGATCAGGTGAAAAGAATTATAGCATACTTAATGAAGGTTATGCATACATACCACAATCAGTAGTAGGAGATAATACTGGATTAGCAATTTCATTTCTAGAAACTAAACATCCTTATGTATTACAAGAAAGTCATGATAGTATATGTCAAGAAATCCCGGCAATTGAAGATGAGATAGTAAAAGTATTTTTAAATACACTCAAAGCATTTGAACGATCTATAAGATTTCATAACGGATTTGAAATAAATATTCCTATAGAGGGTAAAATTGGCTACAATTGGAATGATACAATCACTATTAGTGACTTTACCTCCGATGGTATCGTTGCCGCCTTTAAATCTCTTAAGCAACAAAGAGATCTATATTCTAGATGCGATACTACGAAGAGTAGTTTCATTACCGTGCCCTAGAGCTGGAATGACTAATTGTTTAATATTTGATATGAAAATTAGTAATTCTAGTTGGGGATATCCTAGAATAAGTGTAGAAAATAAACCACAATATGTACATAAATTATTTTTACAAATGAAATATGACGATATTATAATTAATGGCGATCATATATGTGAAGTTAAAAGATGTGTTAATATAGATCATCTAGATAATGTATCAAGAATGGAAAATAGGGTAAGAGAGAGAAGATCACATATAGAATCTTATTTTATAGAATATAGAAGTAAAGCATTAATCTGTCATAGAACAATAAAGAAAATAGAGGACTATAAATTTAGAAGAAGTAGATTAAAATAATAAAGTTCAGAAAGTGTCCTTTACTTGTCCCGTCTTTTAAAGAAAGCATGGCTCGATAGTTTTCTTGATTATACTGCACATACCGAGACTCCCAGAGAGTATCTTTTATGGGGTGGAATAAGTACAATATCTAGTGCTCTTAAAAGAAATATATTTATTTGGTATTACGACACACAGATCACAGCGAATCAATATATTATCCTTGTTGGTCCTCCCGGGATCGGAAAAGGTGTCGCAATATCTAAGGGTTTTGGAATTGCTAGAAAAGCTAAGGCAATCAATTATATCAAGAACTGGCACACGCCGCAAGAAGTAATAGAGAAGATCGCGGAAGGATTTTCCACAGTAACACTCAAGCCCGGCCAAGTAGTCACGGCGAATATGAAGATGGATCATACGGCATGTATAGTAGCACCAGAGTTGGCCGTATTTCTACAAAATTATGAGAATCTTCATAGTCTCCTTTGTGATCTATGGGACCAGAAGGAGTTCGATTATGGGACTCGTAACAAGGGTAAGTTCCAGATTGAAGACATGTCTGTTAGTCTTCTTGGAGGATGTGTTCCTGATTATGTACGAAATTTTAGTAAAGACAGACTGGCTCCTATTACTGGCGGGTTTACTGCTCGTACTATATTTGTGTATGCTTCTGAGAAGTATCAATTAGTAGATAATAATTTTGGTTCTCCGACAACAGTTATTAGTCAATTAGAAAATGATCTTATTAATGATCTAGCCCACATATCAACCCTGAAAGGAGAGGTAAAACTTGACAAAAAAGCAGTCCCACTCTGGGAAGAAACATATAAAAAACATAATGCAAGGGGAAATATTGATAGTGACGCTAGTCAGAACTTCAAAAGCAGAATTAGTACCCACATTATCAAAACCGCCTTGTCAGTCAGTCTTTCTGAATCAGATAGTCTCATCATCACAAAAGATCAGTTACAGCGAGCTATTGGATATGTTGAAGGAGTCAGAGATAAGGTTGATGTTGTGTTCAGATGTATTGGCGAAAGTCCACTTGCCGTTGCAATGAGTAAGGCACAAGCATATATAGATGCGGTTGGGATGTGTAGTTATAAAACTTTATTGAAGTATATGTATAGAGATTCCACAGAAGATCAATTAAATGCAATAGTGACAGTTCTGGAAAAGACTGGATTAATTATTACAAAAATTGATCTGAATGGAAATTTGATGTATTGGAGTACTAGTACAGGGAATGGAAGTAATCCACATAAAGGAGTTGGACCATAATGACAAGACCTGTATATAAAATATGTATTCAATGTGGTGGTGAAGTAGATTTTGATACAAATAAATGTATATTATGCGGTGAGGATAATAGCAATACTCCTAGATTGAAAAATATTCCTTTTCATAATACATTATTACAAAATAAACAGCCTATAAATTCTCAATGGGCCGTTATAAAAGATCAGTATATGATTTCTCCCATTTATGGCGGAAATGGACGTGTTCTCGTCCAAGAAAATCCCTTCAAGAGTAAATTCGATTGCAGTAAATGTGGTGGCCAGAAACATCTCGGTATAACTTGTCCACGTTGCGAAGGTACAAAATTAGTAAAAGGTGATGACTGTTGGGAATGTGAAGTTGCCTCCGAGCGTACATCAAATGTCATGGGCGGTAAGATTTCTATAGGCTTTGTACCATGTGACCAATGTCATGGTACAGGAGGGACGATCGTAATCCCGGAAGAAAATCAAAGAAATACTCAGACAGGAAAAGTTTTGGCTGTTAGTGATCGAGAGATATTAGAAGTAAAGATTGGAGAAGACGTGATGTTTACTAGTTTTTCTGGAAGTCCCTTCAAGTTCCTTGATATTGATCTAAGGATTATTATTGAAAGGGATTTACTAGGAAAAGTTAAGCAACTTAAGAAGAATGTAGATGGATTAAATGAGGGCACCTTTGCTGCTCTGGAAAATACAGGTACCCCCCGTGAATGAATTAATACCGGAATTGAAAGGTTTAATTGATGCTATCACTGGATTTATAGTAGTTTATACATTTTTAACAATCTGGAGATTATTTTCAGGTGATTGATATTATGGCTCCATCGCAAATCCGACAAATTGTCCGAAACCATTCGCCGTGATAACTCCTAGTGTTGCTGGCATTACTCCTCCACTTAGAGGATTAGCCGCTGTCCCTACTCTTGTTCCGAATGGACCATTATACGGTAAATATGAACTACTTGGAATAGCATAACCACCTTCACTAGAGGCTTGAGGACTTGTTCCATTATAGTCTCCAGATGTACACATCCAGTATATACCAGGCTGGATGTTAACTGTAGCAATCGTATTACTTTTTGTGATTGGCACACCGGTAACTGCATCTATATTATCCCAACTCCATACCTTAGTACCAGCTCCAGTATACATTCCAATCGAAACATGTGACGCTGCCGGTCCAGCAGTGTTAAATCGGAAAGAGAGATTATTAATAGTCAAAGAGAAAGGTATTCTTGAGAGCAAGCACTTTAGTTGATTTGCAGTTCCAGTAGTAAAAACTCCTAATGTAGTACTCAAACTAAATGGTGTCCCATCTCCGGAAAGCCAGACAGAAGGTTGTACAGATAAGGCACCAGCATTACCTCCTCTTACTAGAGCAAAATAATTAGTATTATCTGAATATATCCAAGCACATTGACCAGTAGTTAATGGCAGAGCACCAGTAATATATGATGCTCCTGTTGTATAACTCATAGTACTAACTGTCGGTGTAATTGTAACTGTTCCTGCGCCAATATCACAGGCTAAAGTTACATAATTATTAGCAAAACCAGTCGTACTTGCTTGTGGTAAAGTTACTGTTACTGCTCCGGCATTATTAAATGTCACATATCCTGCTCGGTCAGAAGCTAGAAATGTATAACTTGCTCCAACTTGAGCATTTGGTACAACTCCTGGAGGTGCCCATGCTGGTAAAGTAGCTAATCCGCCAGATGGCGTAGAAGTAAGTACTTGCGTTACTCCATTCACTCCAGTTGGTCCCGCTATTCTAGCTGCTGCTGGTACGGCATTCTCGATGATCATATCTCCTAATGTTGTCATCGGATTAGCAAATCCGCCCCCACCTGCGCCACATGGAGAGGCTATAGTAGTAAGTATTCCCGCTATTCCTGCCTGGACACAATTACCAGAAATTAAGGCTGAATCTGTAACATTATTAGCTGTTATATTACCGCGGACAGTAAATCCACCATCAATAACTGGCCCACCAACTCCAGCGGCATCACCAGGATATCCATATTCAAAATCAGGATTAGTATTACCTGATGTATATCCTGTTATAATATTATTAGTAATATTCGTACATCTTGTAGAAAAATTCCTGCCCCGATAATGAATACTACCTGTCGATCCTGCACCACTATGAGAAATATACACACAGTTATCTACAATTGGCCCAACAGAGAACATTACTGTTCCTATCTCAAGTGCCCTTACATTCTTTAGATCAAAATAACTAACATTAGCCGTAGTACAAGCACCTCCGACTACACAGCCTTCAATATAAATATTATTAAAATGAACTAGAGCTATAGAATGTACCACTGATCCAGTAACAAATGTTGTACCATTCCATGCAGCACTACCATCTATATTAACATCACAACCTCCACCAGGACCAGCAGTACATGGATTAGATGAACCATCAATTGTACCAGTATCACCAATATTCGCACCAATAAATGTATAATTACTCCCTGCTCCTGTACCAGCGCCACTTACAATATTAATGGGAATACAATTACTTCGGCCACTACAATTAGCAATTAAATTAATAAAGGTAACATCATTATTATCTCCCGAGAATCCTGCCGGAGAATCTTCTAGTGATACATCCGCCGTATTAGCAATACCTTGAATTTGAACACCTGTAAAAAGTCCTTTTCCTTCTACTGATACAACATCTAATATTCCACGAGTAATTACAGCAGTATCACTCGCATTCATGGAATGACCACTAAAAAACATCTGTGATTGTAGACCATCATACTCTGCACTAGAAACAAGAGAAGTATAAGCAGTAGTAGCACTTCCATGTATTGTACAACCTGATGTTGGACTAGCAGCTTTCCCAGGAACAGAGCACCATAGATTTCCCCATTGTGCAATAGATATACAGGGATATCCACCTGTATTTTGTGTACATGTTAATGATACTCCACGATTCTCTACTGATACTGATTGTGTTCCGCTTCCAATAGTTACTGGAGCATCAAAATTTACTCCAGATAGAGTTCCTATAGATGTAGTAAGTGTTAATGTTGTTGCTGATTGTACAGATTGTACAGTTGCCACAGCACCGGCAATATTTATTGTATTTGCTGTCCAATTAGTAAATGTCATTCCAGAAATCCATGTTACACAATGGGCAGAACATCCATTAATAGGCCCATCCTGAACATTCACAGTTCCACTATGAGAGCCAGTAGCAACAACCATAGGATTTATTGCTGGATCAAGATCAATAACACATGGAGTACCTGCCGCTCCTGGGCCATTACCTTGTGGTGGAGGACATTGATTTAACATAGATTGAAGTGTCGGATTAACAAATCCTGCCGAATGATATTCAGAAGGAATTGATTGATATCCAATAGCACCATTATTATTTACAATTACAGTCCCCTGAAGTCCTGTTGGAAGACCTCCGCCACCTCCAGTGCCGATAGCTTGCCAATTTAATGGACATGGCGCAGTTACACATCCAAATAAAGTATTTGATATTGTATTCCAATATAATGATCCCTGACCACCAAGAGCTTCATTATTATTGTATGCCCTATAAATAGTCGGCAGGGTATTTACCACTGGCGTGTTAAGAACACTACTTAGTGATGCCGTAAGACTCATACTCGCGCCAGTAATAATTAATGTCGTTTGGCTACAATTTGTTATTGTAGCATTTGGACAAATAGTAAATTTCCACTTACTTCCGGCAGGAGTAAGAACATTATTATCATCCAGAGATATAGATAAATTTCCAGAGATATCAGTCATAATGGTATTTATTGGACTAGCAATAGGAACACCATTATTCAGTAATGGACTTGGATTCCCAAATGGAGAAACAATATTAACAGTAATTATGGCATTTGACCAAACTTGTCCAGATCCATCAGTCAATGATGCTGTAACTGCTGTACATGTCCCAATACACTGTCCAAAAGATATCCCTACGCTGATAATCATGAAAAAACTACAGGCTAGAAACCTTTGCATCATACTCTCTCCAGTCAACATTCAATTCCTTTGCCATTTTTCGTTCCATCTTCGTTGCAAAGGCATGTTCTTTATTATATGGCGCTGATGGTGAATCGCCAGGTTCACTGAAGTCATTCTCCATACGATTGGCTTCATATTCGATATCAAAGTTATCTACAACCTTCTGATCAATATTCCTATCCTTGCATAACATTACTTCTATTAGTTCATGAAAAGCCACAAGGAATTCATACTTCCAATTATTCATATTAGAAATACGAATAGAAATATTATCTTCATTAATAAATGTCCAATCTCCAACAGTAGGATATCTTTGTTCGGAATGCGGAATTGTTTCAATAATAATTTTCATTATGGATAATATCCCTTTACTGCTTCATATGTCCGAAAAGTTGTTGCTCCGGCGACTAATGGAACAGCCATACATCTACAAATATACTTTTCAAGTACAAAATGAAAGCCTGTAACTGCGACAGTAGAGACATAGGCATCTAGATATAATTCAAAATGTTTAGGAACTGGAGTTAGTTGTTTTTCATTTCGCGTAGTTTGTACTAATGCAAATGTTGAACCCCAATTTCCTAATTCAAGTAATAGAAATTCCTTACTTCTAAGTATCTCACGATTAGTCCTTAATGGTTTCGGAGCATCCCATCTTCCCATTGTCCAATAACCAGGAGGAGCAATAATAGTTTTAAGTAGATTCCTATGTTTTATAGAAACTGGCTGTGGAGTATCTGGGAGATCCTGCGATAAAACTGATATAGATGATAATATTAAAAAAGAAATAATCGTTATGATTTTCATTATTTACTTATCAACCTCACGCCACCAAGCATAGCGAGAATATGTTCGATATTTGTCCCCTCATCATAATCATCCCATGTCGGGATACATATATATGGAATTGTCGGAGGAATTACTCCAAGTTGATCAAAGAACCAATTTCCACCTTGACTATCAATTACTCGCGTTGGTCCATTACCAGGCCAGACAGATAATGAATAATCTCGTAAACCTTTAAAATCTTTTGCTGATATATTCGCAGGAATTGGCTGCCCACCATCATTGAAACATGGATTGGCAGAACACATCTTCATTGTGGACTTAGCACTATCAGATTTTAATATCGCAAGAGAGTCTACTGGATTCGCAGAGTTATTTGAAACATTTGGCCACGTATATCCAGAATGCCAAGAAATAATCGGAGTTGTTGGACAGGCCAATTGTACATTAACTATATTCACACCAGCAGAATTCGCTAGATCAAATTCACAGATATATCGTTCTGGGAGATATATAGGAGAATCAAATATTCGCTGATAATCTACTGATTGTAGTGAATCAATCACTGCCTGTGTCGGATTTGGCTGTTGCTTTGCGATCCAAGGATCTAAAAGAAGGCAAAATAACATTTGTCTTTCTAGACAAGCTTCCCATAATTTTATTGTCGCATCATGAAGAAATGGATTTACAGTTACTCCTTGTACAGTCAGACGCCAACCATCAAATCCCGCAGCTTGTGCTAGATCACATTGATTTGCAATCACGGATGGATCATTAGATAGATATCTACTCTGCCGATGGACTTGTGTTCCATTCTTCTCACCGGACCAAGAAATTTTATCAACTAATACTTTCCCATTCCATCCAGGGATATTTTTCTGAATAGATTTCTTAATATTAAGTTCTATCATTTAAGCCATCCTTGAGAGTCGAGAATCTTATATCTTTCCGTTGTTAATTTCTCAATATCAGTCCTATACTGCATACTAGGGATATGAATCTTCTTTATTTTCTCATTAACTTTTCCAAATGCTTCATATATACTTCCTCCGTTACACAATGGTACGCATACCAGACCATTAGTGCCACAGGTGACAAAATGATCATTATCATCACAACAACAATCATAGAGAAAGCAATTTTTAATAATATCATCTTCTTCCAATCCCTCTATGGGAATATCTTCCGGATGTTTATTCCTTATTTCCGACGGATATGGAGGAATGCTAATACGAATACCAGCAGCATAAGTATTAAGGATATTAATAGTGGGATTTCCACCCACACTAATCTCGCCGATGAAGTCACCAAGATTATCAATACAAGTATACAAAGTAGCACTAGCATCGTATCCAAAGCGTGGTGTCCATTCAAGGCCATACAATTTTCCATCAGTTACAATAGTATTTAAGTCCACCATTCCATAAAAATTATATTCTTGAAGAAAATCTTTTAATTTCCCAAGACCTTCTCTAAAAATATAGGGCTTGTTCTGTTGATCATATATCCAAACAAGATTCCCACTACATCCAGTATTCGGCCCCTTGCCATCATTCATAAACTTCTTCTCTTCAAGAGTTCCATTAATCAAGAAGAAGTCTTCCCCATTAAACCATCCTTCCGTTGATACTTCCGTCCCTTGAACAACTTCCTGTAAAACGAATTCTGTTCCGTGGGATGTACTATCAAGTTTATCGAGATACAACAACATATCTTCCGCTGATTTTGAGACATAAGTACTTGCAGTATCCTGAGACTGTCCACCATTCGGTTTGAACACAAATATTTTATTAGTTTTCTTGATAAATCGTCTGGCAGCTCCAAGGTCATCAAAGGTTTCATAGAATGGGACATTAATATCACACTTTTCCATTACTTCTATCCCGAAGGTACGGTCATCTTCGAGTTCGCTATGAAGATCACCATCGCCAATAGTAGGTGCATAAGTACTCGCCTCTTCTGCAAGTTTTGGCTTTCCTGTTAAATCAAAAAGTATTAAATCATATAATGCAAAATTTGGCCTAGCCCTTAGCGGCAGTTTTATTATGCCGCTAAGGACTATGCTATAATCATCATAGTGAGCACAGAGCCATATATCTACAGAATGACCTTCTTCTTCTAATTGAAGAGAGAACCATGATCCGAACATACTATATGTCACTATGAGGATTTTTGCCATTACTTTTATCTAATTTTACAAAGGCCGCTTACTTACAACATCCGATCCTTCAGGTGAAGGTTCTACATCTTTAGTATAGGTTGTTTTTACAGTACTTGTACTAGTACCACCAATACCTTTCGGACCTTCATTATCTCCACGGCCCTTGTTATGTGAAATAGCCTTAATATCTGCCTTAGCCTCATCTGTCGTGTGAACGTGAGGAGCGACCATTATTTTTCTCCTTTTCTATATTATTGAACAATTAATTGCATAGCATGTCTAAGATACCATGCCTTCGTTAATCCAAGAATACTTAAAACTCCAGTACTTAATATAGCTGCCTTTCCTAAACGCTGCTGCTGTGCGAGTTTATTTACTTCTTGTAAAATTGGATAATACCGACTCCCAAGTAAATCCTTTGCCATATCACCCTTTTGTACTAAATCTTTTTGTACATCAACCCAATTAGTTTTCTTCCCCATAGCTAAAGATTTTCCAGTAAATTTTTCAATTATAGCCCTTATTATAGTATCTTGTAAATTTTTTATAGCCTTAGGATGCTCTTCCAATTGTTTAATAACATCCCGAGCAAGACTTTGATTTTCCTTTCCACCTTTAGCTAACTTCATTATCAACTGTTCAGGTGAACTCGCTCCAGCTATTTTAGATCCAAACTTCGTAACTGCTGCATGAAGTTCTTGTGCTTCTTTTAATTTCTCAGCAGCTTCTTTGTATGTTGCTATAAGTTTAGGATCTGCTTTTCCTTTTGCCTTTATAATTAATTCAACATATTCAAGTTCATCTTTAGCATCTGATAATTTTGCTACACTATGGGAAATATTATCCTTAACAATCTTCTGAACCATCTCTCCCATCTTAAGTTCCCTAGGTGCTGTTGATACTGGAAGAATTGCAGATTTAGGATTTAATAATTGTTTAACTCCCTTAACAATCTTACTTCCACCTTCAGCAACACCTTCTACTGTTTTAGATGCCCCTTTAGCAGTTAACTCTGCTTCTTCAGGAGCCATAAAGGATAAAGGAATTTCTGATGCTTGTGATACACCACTTATAACTTTTCCTGTTCCCTGTAATTTTTTACCTTGTCCAATATCTCCAAAACCTTCTAATGCTTTTAATATTCCTTCAGGCATAGATAAGACAAAATCTGCCACCTTGGGATTTACTCCAGCGTAGAATGGTTGGCCACCAAGTTTTTTATATATTTGTCCAGCTTTAGTCTGCCCTGTACCAAATCTTAAATCAGCGCCAAGAGCCTCTGCATATCTAGAAATAAATGCTGATATATTTCCAGGCTTTAAACTCATTTCATCAGGATTAGAAACTGAACTAATCTGTCCTATACTATCCTTTTGAGCCTGTCGTTGACTTAATTCTTGTCTATATTTATCAGGAGCAAACTTAGCATTCCATAAGTCATGCTTTACTTCTTTAGGTAAATTAAGTTTATCAAAGTAAGATTTAAATTCTTCTGGTGTTTTTGATCCATGATATGCCTCCCATGTTGTATGCTTAATAGATTTATCCACCTGTATAGGATCAAGTATAGTCTTGATATCTATTTGTGAATTATCTATACTAGTAGGGATTTGCTGGGGCATTTGAATCTCCAGTACTCGCTGCCTTTCCTAGTAATTTCTTCTTTCCATTTACAAATTTCTGCATTAGACTAATACTATCATCAAGAGTCTTGTTCATTATTTCTTTATCCTGCCATAATTGTCCACGTAAGGCAAGCATATTATCATATGCAGGAATACTACGGAATCCTTGAGCAGATAAAGCCTGACGAAACTTATTCATATATTCCGCTGATTCTTGCCATGCAGCAGTAGCTTTTTTTTCTTCTTCCGTAGAAGGAATAAAACCACCGAGTATTCTAGACTTACCATCTGGAGCAGTTACAAGACTAACTTTACCAGCTTTTAACATATTCTGATAAATTCCAGTATATTGTCTAATATCTTTAAGTCTCTCTATAACCGCTTCATCTCCAGTAATATCTGTTTGTAGTTTATCTGCCTGTATAGGATTAAGTGCTTTAGATGTTCCAGAAATAATTTGAGCATTAGCTGGAAGACCTAATCTTGTGTGCACATCATTAGTTGTAGTTGATGACTTTTTAGATATTTCTGATTTATTTTTAACATTCTGCTGTGCTTGTTGCGCTACTTGATTAGGAAATATCTTTTTAGAAGAACTTTCTACAGGAACCTTTACAATATATTGTTTCGTCGGATCTTCCGGATCAGTTATAGTAAGTACACGTTCTCCTGTATGCTCTGAAGTTAAGATCCCTGGAGATATAACGTTTTTAATAACTGTAAATGTTTTACCATCTTTACTTGGAACAATTTTCTGTGCTCCTGTTACAGAGTCCGTAGATAAATCTCTTATAACCGCACCACCTGCACCTGGTTGACTTCCTAGTGCAGCAGCATATTTAAGATCATCTTGAGATTTAAGTCTCTCAAGCTCCATTGCGTTCTGATGTTTTTGTTGTTCTAAATCTTTTTCACGTTGAGTTATTTCTTGTTGGTTAGCATCTGGAGATACCCTAGCAGCAATCATTGCTGCATGTTGTTGTACTGCTTGTGTTAACTGCTGGCGTATTGCCTGACTCTGCATTAATCTCTGAGCCATAGGATTAAGAGCAGATTTATCTCCGGCCTTCTGTTTCTCTCCATAACTCTTCCATGCATCTATTAGAGCCTTATTCTCATTCTTATTCTTACCATTTCCAAATAAATCAATATTAAAGGCTTTCTCTAATTGTTTATGGATTTTTGGATCAGCAGCAATAGTGTTAATAATTTGAGTATTAGTTTCTATCGCCTGCTTAGCCTTTGGATCATTTGGATTTTGCTGTAATAATTGTTTCGCCTCTTCTATTCCCTGCTGTGCAGACATAAGATTCTCTATAGAAGTCTGCAAGACTCTATTCTTTTTTGCCTGTATATATTCACCAGCAGATTTTATAGTACTCGCAATACCATGAAAGAGTGCTTCCTTGTCTGCCCTTTTACGTCCACTAACAGTAGAGAATTCATTTCCTGCCTGTCCATACTTAATATCCGGTGGTTTAAACTGTGGTAATGGTGTTGGCATAGCTAATGGCGCTGGTCCCATAGTAGTCATGCCACCACCAGGATTATTACCTCCCTGCTGTGGAAGACTCGCACTAGCGGCCATAGAAAGTAGATCAGGTATACTCATTCCACCGCTCATAATATCTCCCTTATTACTTTAATTACTATGGCAATCCATATAAGAATCCAGGAATACTACTAGTTCCAGCAGTACTAGCTCCACCTAGATCAGCAGCAGCACTTTGAGATTGTTCATTAAGCATCCATTGATCTACAAAGTTTCCTTGAGCAGTTGGATTACTTCCAAATGGAGCCATATTACTAAATCCACCTGTGCCAAATGAAGGCAGAGGACCAAAAGAATTACCCCCACCAACATTATTCCCTGGCGCCAATCCTTGTCCTAGTTGTTGCGCTCCCATTCCTACAAGTGGAAGACTAGCACCACCAGTAAATGGCGCAGCAAGAACACCTCCGGCAATTTCTAGACCACCAATAAGATCATGTATCCATCCACCACTATTAGCCTTTTCCCCATGAAGTGTCGGGAGGACTCCTTCTAATAATTGTAATTGATCTTGCTGTGCTTGCATATACATACTAGCAAGAGTTTGTTGTTCATTTAGATTTACTTGACTTTCATAATTCCCTAGTCCTAATGCTGCCGCAGAACCGAATCTTGATCCTTCCGCACCAAAGGCATTTAATACCGATGCCTCTCCTTGATGTATAGATGGCTGCATGGCATTAAGAAATGCAGCGGCTTCTTGTGGATTAAATAATCCTTCAGAAAGAATATTATAAATGGCCTGTCCCGGACCTTTACCATACGCCTTACCTAGTTCATTAGCAAGATTACTCCAATTAGTCCCAAGATCAAATCCACTACCCATACTTGCAAGGCCGCCACTAGTGCCACTAAATAAAGGAGCATTAGAAGATGGCGTGACTGGACTAGATGGCTGTGTTGAAAATAACTGTGGCCATCCTTGAGTATTTCCAAATGATCCAAAAGCAGGACCACTAAAAGGATTACTACTATATACTCCTCCAACATTCCCTGTCGGATTCGTATTCCCGCGAGGAGGCGGTGGAGCGTTATTCGATGTTCCAGGTAGACCAAAACTTGGAGATGACATTATGTATATCTCCTTACTACAGGCTTTAACTGCCGACTATTAAATGATGCCTGTCGATCTTGTTGTGATTCACGAACAGTTAATATACCAGGATGATCGCTACCACGTTTGTCTTTATAACCATAAATTTGTTGATGATAGGACATTCCTATCTCATTAAGTCCTATCCCATAACATGCCTTTTCAGCAGCAGCGAGAATGATTATTTCAATCCAATCCTTAGGCATCCTTACCTTACTTCCTGCCACTTGAGCAGAAAGAGAAGGATTACCAATTGATTGCAGAACTTGTTCATATGGCACATTAAATGGATGTTCTCTCTGATATGTCAACTGTGTTGGATATGGATTATCTGGCATAAAGCCAACAAGAATATATCCATAATTATCATAATCACCACTAATACAAGCAACAGTCGGAATACCATTAATTTTAGATGTTGGTTCTACAACGCGAATATCTCTAGTTTTTATCTCATGACCAGTACTTACGCCGGGAATAACTACGCCACTTGTATCAAAATATATAAACCAGTTCCGTAGAAATGTTATTCTATCATCTGGAGATTGAATAAAAGGATTCCCATTTATTCCCAGAGGATCATACCCCCTTAAGGGATAACTTGCAATTCCAGTTACAAAATTTGTAAGTGGCCCAGTCTGTTTAAGTTCTTCAAATTCGTAATTCTGAGACAAATCTATTAATGTCTGCGCGATGTAATATGGACAAGAGGATATCTTATCCGTCCTACCGCGGAGTTTGTCTATGACACCAGGAACTAAATCATTAATTATCATGCTATCCGCCTAAGAAATACTCTACCAAACAACCAGCCGCACTAGGAGTCATAGTTAGTGCTGTTATCCCTGATGCGCCAGTAGGAGAACACCAGAAAATAATTTGATCCCCTGGAGTCAAGTTCAAGATCGTAGCTGATCCAACAGATCCAACAGAAGTCCAATTCACAACTACAGTTTTTATTGGATCAATATTCTTTATATATACTTGTGCCGCAGGGGTTACAGGTAGAACAAATGAATTAAGTCCTGGATTAAGTGCAAGATATGTAGTAAATTGCCCAGCACTAGCTGAGAATGCAGGATTGCCAGTTCCTCTATTAATATCAACATTAGAAGTACTCTGTTCAGTACTGGTAATATTAGCAATTAAAGTATTAGTCACATCAGTAGTAGGCATTTATAACTCCTAAAAATCTAATGAATCCAAAGTCTAATTTTCACATTTGCAGTAGTACTTTTAAGAAAAATCTGTGTCTTTGTCCAAGCAGTACCACTATCATAAATAATAGTAGCATCGCTCATATATTTCACATCATAAAAGAGTGGTACTCTTCCTAGATTATGTGTTACTGCAAATAATATATTCGCTGCCCCAGTATTTGCAATCTCAGCAGATACTCCTTCAATGTTTTGATCTGCATTTGGATCAACTTGAGTATTATTATGATATTGTACTGCGCGACCGAAACTTATACCTCTATTAGAAAGCTTATACAGATCCTCTATGAATCTTTTATGATTCATATCCTGTATAGCTGAAGTTTCTGGTCTAATAATTTTCATAATTTATATCTGAGGAGTCTCATCTGCATTACCACATAATGATAATGATACTATTGAATATGGTCCACTACTACCAACACTATTTAATGTAACTTGTGGCCTTTCACCGGGAACATTAATTGGAATAAATAATGTATGTATCCGTTTATCTGGAAATGATCCTTTTCTATTTCCTTGTAAAACCTTTGGTGGAATATTTACAACATATGGAAATGATGTAAACTGATCTGTAGCCTTTTCGAATGTTGTAACATTAATTGTAATTTGAGCAACTCCGAGTTCTCTATATTTTAATTTAATCAAATGACAATTAACATCACAACCTTCCTGATATGGATTACCTTGTACACTTGGAATTAATTGAGGAAAATCATACTCACAATTCTCTTCACAATTAAAATTATTTGGGTCCATCAATAAAACATATGACTTTCCAGTAGTATTATTAATCACTGGCGTCAAAAGGAATCCATTTATTCCAAATAATCCACCAGTACTTGTAAGTAACCCTGGACTACTTCCAAGAGGTTTATTAGACACATTACCCTTTGGAGGATTACTCGGTGGAGGCGGTGGTTCTGGTGGAATTGGAAATGGGCGAGCCATATACAATAATTATCCTGTGAAACAATATCTTGTATGTCCAGTATATGTTGTATTCGATTTAAACTCTGCTTGCCATGAATCATCCTCTATAGCATAATTCCATATCTTTGTCCCATTATTCTGAGGGATAGCGAGTCTATAATGATTATAAATATAATTTAATTGGTAATATGGAATAATTGTCCCTATTGGATTTCCAATAGCAAGATTGATATCATTGTATATAGCATCTCTTGCTGCACCGCCAATACGCTTAAAGCCTCCAAGAGAAACATTATAGATATCATCACTGGATATAAATATACCTAATGGCCCATATGCAGAATATCCAAATGGTAATATATTCCCTATCCCACGATCACTGGCCCAGAGATGATTAAAATTAAATGGATTTATCCCCACACCAGTACTAGTTACTTCTGTTATTCCATTCTGTCTCAATATGAATGCCGTTGTTCCGACAGTTAAGGCGCCAAATATACTATCCGCAACATCGAGTTCATCATTAAATCCTGCTCCGATATTAACATTCGGATCCCATATAGTCGGGAGTCCTGATGGTGTCCATCGAATACGTTGTGGGAAATTACCACCACTAGATTCTACAGTATTCAACATCAATAACTGTGCATTCAATTCTATCAGAAAATATGCCCCCGCCGTTACTCCATTCGTAGCATCCACCATCCCGACCGCGCTAAATCCATTAGAAGCCGCTGGTTTTCCTCCCATTGTCCATATTATAGGAGTTGTACCAGGATCAGATGTTGTACCAGACAAAGTGATATTCCATATAGGAATAGTTCCCCCACTAATCCCAGCATTTCCTGCAATTTCTACATTTCCATTACCATCGAGTATTTGTGCCCCTTGTTTATAGGCAGTATTCTTCCGCCATATAGAAGGAGCACCAACAGAAGTAATTCCATCCCATGACCAGATATTTGTCCCACCATTCGTCCAGAATAATTTATTTACAAATACTTGTACTGCCGCGGGATTTATCGGTCCTGGTTGTATTGGAAATGATCCAATAAGACTCCATACTTTGTCTGGCTTAGACTTATTCTTTAACCACTGACTATTAAGTTGCCATAGACCAGTTGGCGTTACAGCACATGTATGATACACATTATTACTATCAATAAATGAAGTAATAAATAACATTGTTTTTCCATCAGGAGGACCAGGGATATATAATGATTGATTTGGCCGTGTACGGATTTCTCCATTCTTTAGAATAAAATTAACCATAAAAGGAGAAAAATCTGGAGTAAGTTGATCCTCTGGAGTACTTACATTTACTCCTCTCCACGGTCCCTTATATTTTTGTTCAAAATAATTTTTAGACATAATATACTATTCTCGATAATAGTATTCTCGCAAACATCCCTATTGCTGGTGCTGGTGGTTGTTGCCAGTCTAGGGCGAGAATAAATGTATCACTTCGACAATTAGTTAATGCTGTACAACTACTCCCACCAGAAGTAGATCCAAGAGTATTATTCATCGGAGATGTAAATAAGTACCATCTCCCATCTTGAGATATTGATCCTATCGCATTTTCACCATCAAATGATTGTGTTGGTAATGAATATGTATGCCCAAATCTAAGTATTATGCCAGACTTGGCTATATTTGTCGGTGGATATATCCCAAGTATTTCATTTACGTCACAAAATGTATAACTTGGATTTGATGCTATTGTCGTACTTGTCCAGAAAAATGGCTCTTGATCACTGCCTTTATTATTATACCATCCCCCATGACCATCAAAAGGCGTAATAATACCAGAACATTGACTAGCTGGAACCGATGTTGGTGTTGTTAATGACGTAACTGGTCGCCCGGCCCAAAAACCATTATTATAATTATTAATTAATTCTGTCACGCCAGAATCTATATGGTGTCCTCCACATTGCGTTAATGATGGCCCACACCATGCCCAGACATTAGTAGTCCCACGTTGCCATATATATGGACTAGCACCATTATAACATGTCCCATCGCAAGTCTGGATAATAACTATAATATATTGTTCCCCAACTATACCTACATTATGTATACTAAATGTCCCCGGATTAGTCGCTCCACCAGTACAATTTTGACAAACAACTGGTCCAGTAGTACCATAATCTCCTGTAATTACTCCAGTAGATGTATTATAGGCTGAACATCCTACTCCAGGTGTATATGCCGCTATATATCGTCCTGTTCCTTGTGATGCACTAGTAGAGAATCCATTTGCAAATGTACCATCTGTAGACGATACTGCTGGTGGGTCAGTTGGATGAATAAATGTATTTGGTATACATGTGGCACTAAAATCATAAATAGTAACACCAGTTGGAGGAGAAGAACTTCCCATATTCCAAGTTTTTAATACTGGTCCATCAGCAGATGATGCTGCACTAGCCATTGCATAAAATGGATCTTCAAAAACACGAGAAAAATTTCCACCATTCGTTAGATCAGTTATTCCAGAGATAGTACTATATTTTAATGTTGGAGTAATTGTATTTGCATTAAAATCATAGAAAAAATGTGCTCCGCCACTACTAGACAAGTAAAAGTGTTTTGATGTCTTACTCCAATGATTCCTATCTCCAGAGCCACTAAAATCGGCTACCATACTTTGATTAGATCGAGTATTTGCATCTGTTACTCGTTCTATAGGAAGATGAAAAGCTCCAGAATTATTCCCACCACTTACTGGCTCTGGATCAAATACTATTGTCCCTGATCCAGTCAAACCTGAAAATGGTGCTATCGCTGGAGGAGGGATAGTTGCAGTACTAGTACTAGCACCAAGATAAGATTGGGCATATGATGACGTTACTAAAACTAAAATGAATAATAATCGCTTCATAATTATTGTAACTGTACGGTTGCCACATCCCGAAACGATGGCGCGTTGGCCACGATTGCCTGATAGCTGATCACGTTTGCTCCGGTGGATCGTACACCAAATATATCTATACCGGAGTTAGCTGCTGTACAAGCATGAGAAGGTCCAAGTTGATTAGTTGCTCCCAAGACAGGCTCAGAATAATTCACTTGAAATTGCAACGTAGAAGTAGCGACCGCTGCACAATCCCAGATAATCTTCACCGTATACGCTAGAGGGTTGATGTTGGAGTTGAAGCTGGCCGGGACCAGCGTTGTAACGCCTAGCGAAGCAATCGAGCCAATTTCGGCATCGCACCCTATAGTACTTTCGTACCACGTACAATTATTAGTTCCAGCCCCAACTGTAGAATCATTAATATTGGCAGTTTTGTTACCAAATGATCCACTACCAATACCAAAGATATTACCAACTATTTTATTAGGCGGAATCTGATGTATAGCAAAATTAATCCCATATCGTTGAGTCTGAGTACCCTGATTATCAAAGATATTATTAGCAGATATAATATTACTAAATGAATTAGTAGCCCCAGAAGATTGTAGAAATATACCATCATAAGTACCAGTAGATGATTGACTATTATTGAAAATAGTATTCCCAGTAATAGATGCCTGTTCTGTCCCAGAAAATAAAATACCATACTGACCACACCATGTTAAATTATTTCCTGTAATATTCACATTACCCATAAGTGTTAATGATAAACATGGTCCAGTTCCAGCAGGACTAGTTGCAGGGCCAAAAACTGTATTTCCACTAATAGTTCCATTTATTGGTACACAACAGTTTGTAGATGTAATAACAATACAACCAGCAATATTCCATCCACAGTTCTGAAAATTATTATGATGAATATTAAAGTTACCAAGTGACATAGTATTATTTAAACCAACTAAACTAAACCCAATAGACGCACCATTGCTAGTATTATCATGAAAATCTACAGTTTGTACTCCCAAGGCTCCAGTCGCGTCAGAAAGAGTAAAGGCATTTAGAGTGGAAGTTACACTAGGGCCTTGTTCGATAATGGTATTATCATGGACCGTTAGATAACTAGACCCTCCAGCCGCCGTTACGTGATTAATAGCATAACCAAAAAACCCTTCATTCACTTGTGAGGAATCCGCAGGATCGGATATATAGTTATCTCCTACGGTAATTTGTCCTGTATCCTCAAAAAAAACATCATGACAAGGATTTGGTCCAAGTAAAGTACAAATCATATTAAGAAAATGTCCACCAGTAACTTCCACATTAACATTTGGACTAGTCTGGCCACTTGCTCCACGATAATCAATACATGCATCTGTTACTCCTGAACAATATATAAAAGCATGTCGCATATTACTAGCAGTAGCTCCCGCACTAGATGATGCATGAAGAACATCTCTACCCGCTGTAATCTGAAGATCACGATCAAATCCCTGTCCACAATGTTCACAATCAACAACAGCCTGAAACGCATCTGTTGCGCTGGCTGAAATCGCATGTACATTATCTAGATGTAGATTCCACATTTCTTGATTCGCTGTGCCATTACGCAAAATTAGAGAAGAAGCTAAAAAAGTTGTACAAGATGCTGTACAAGGATCACCCAAAATATAGCTTCGAGTAAAACGTCCTTGTCCAAAGATACAGGTATTTGCAGCCCATGTTAGTTGCGTGTTCATCATGTAAAACGATTTCTGCGCCTGCGGGACATAAACACAACCCTGAATTGCTGATGCTGCCGTCATCGCCGCTGCAATCGCCGTCGAGTCATCAGTTGCCCAATATAAGGTTGCAAAGTATCCGGCTCCTGCTGTGCCAACAGTAAGAGCACTTACAACGCCACCACTAACAGCACAATTTAATGCTCCTCCTGATCCAGTCTGGGATTGTTGCATTAATATTTTCACTGTACAACTCGCTGCACTAGCCGTACCATTAGCTACAATAACTCCACCAGTAATAGCACCTGCTGAACTAACTGTAGCATATCCATAAGGAACAGTAGTACATCCTACACATATAATATTAATTGGAAGAGTTAAAGCTGGTGATCCTCCAAGAGTAATACTCGACGAAGATGTAAATCCTGCAACTGTGGTTACTAAGTTTACGCCCACATTACATCCAACACAGATAACTGATTTCCCAACATCACCAGCTACAAATAATGCAGAAGCAGAGGTAACTGTAGTAGTACCATTTGTCACCACATCACGTACTACTTGACCATTACCTAAAGCTCCTTTTGTTTGTATATCAATCCATCCAGCAACATTATGACATACCCCATCACCACCAAGATACTGAGCACCAGTACACGAGGCACCACCACCTGTACATGTACTATTAACACAACCTTGTCCAACAAAATTAAGATATCCACCACCAGTTCCAATAATATAAGATACTCTTACATATGCTGGAGAAGAATTAGATCCAGCAATAATACTTCCACTACTAGTACAAGTTTGAGCAGAAATTAACTGCCCTGCAATAGTACTTCCATCAGTACTATAATCTACTTGAATTGTACATGTAGCAAGACTTCCATTAATTGTCCATGAAAGACTTGCATACGTCGGAGTAATTCCACCAACACTAACAAATCCCGTATTTCCAGTAATACTTGCACCACCTACTGGCTGGAGAATACGATATAGATATACTTGCTGTGCATATAATATAACCGTAAGAGATAAAATAAATAATAGTATGAATATTCTTTTCTTCATTTTATCTCCTTATGGTTTGTGATATATCCGAAGTGTTCCATTAGTTATCCCATGAATAGGCACAGCAAGCCCATCAGAATGACCAACGGCACCAGTTCTAACAGTTTCTAAATCTGCCGCCGCAGAGAGATATGTAAAAAGTTTACCATTAGACTGATTTAATGTAGCATTATCAGTATTGACAGTATATTGTGTAAACTCCACATTAAGTATGAGTAATTTTCCAACCCATACTACTACTGGACCTGCTGCTACATCGGCAGCATTTACAATAATAGGATTACTGGTAACATCCATAGGTCACCTTAATTATAATTGAATGTGATTAATAGTGAAAGACTATATAGTCTAAATGTACACCCACCAGGCGTTACTGGATTTAGACGAATGAACATCTGTGTATTATCATTTGTATCAAAGAATGGCGCCGCGATAGGAACAGTCGTTACATTACATGTAGTAGCATTTGCAGTATTCGCAAGAACAAGTCCATTCTGTCCACTAGCAACCATAGATGTAATAACGTTAACCGTTGCCTGTTCAAAAGTATTTATATCCGCTCTTACTACAAAACTCGTAAGCGGCCCACCCTGAACAGAATAAGCCAGTTCAAATCCAGTTATCTTAGATCCCTTTAATATTGGAGCATCTCCAGAATCATCTGCAAGTAATCCTGAAGCATTCAATGCTGGAACACTTGTAGTACTAAGAAGATCATTTGATTGTTTAAAATATTCTGATGCACACATTCCAATAACAGCATTCTGTGATGCAGCGACATTAATACTAACATCACCAGGAGCATTCTCTGTTAAGACTGCATTTGTTAAAATATAACTATTATTCATCGGAACAGACAAACAACCAATCGTAATATTCCCATCCATCACAACCGGAGAAGTAGGATCAATTATTGTCTGTCCAGCGGCATTAATTGTATGTTGTCCCTGAAATCTAATTGGAGGCATCTTATAATCTCCTTAATATATTAAGCCATCATCAAGACTTGCATTAATTTCTTCTGTATCAGTTAATTTAGGATCAGGTTCCATTTCCGTTGAAGGATTGTCAAATACTGCTATTATTGCTGCTTCTCTTTGGCCAATTAATGGAAAACCATCATTTCCATAATCTATACAATCTGGACAAAGTAATAAACCACGTTGCCAAGACATTTCACTAATATGAGTTTTATTTACACATCTTGCACAAAAGTGCCACGGGCCAACTAGTTTACTTCTTTTTCCTTTGAATGCCATAATATATTATGATCTTTAAAGAAATGGCTCCTATTCGGTTTATTATAATATAAACAGGATGAGTTAAAGGAGCCAAAGGAAAACCTCATCCTGTCCCCTTGCCTGCCCGTTACAAGCAAAGGAACTTGTTGTTATTTCTTAACTGGAGATGCACCCGGAACAGCAGCAGACCAGGAAATATTCATAGTCGTTGGTTGTCCAGTAGTTCCAGCAGTCACAGTAAGAACGCCTTGTGCAGATAGCGTTGTTGCACTATCACTAACCGCAACTCCAGTTGCTCCTGCTTTCAATGGAGTAAATGTTGCCGATCCATCTGCATTTTGTACAAAACTTGCTACAGTAGGATCTTGCACAGCCCAAGCAATCTTAGTTGGATCATATGCAAACTTGGTTGTTCCATCTGCAAGCAATTCTACAGGAGTTCCAAGATTATTTCCAAAAGGCGCTACTAGATTCAGTGTTACATCATTTACTGCCATAATATTAGTTTCTCCCTGATTTAACTGATTTGATTGTGTTATAGTTGATAATGTCCAATTTATGAACATCATTACAGGCGGATTCTTCTCACTTTCTTCTATCTCCTCTTCTTTATGCATTTTTCGGAAGAGTCTCAATAAGTCTTCATGTACATGAACTAATCTTCTCAGATCATCATGTATACTTTCAATTATCTTAAAATCTTTATGATCTAACATAAATAGGCTCCTTTAGCCTATTACTTAAATGCTGGTTTCCATTCAGGACTTCTTTGTACATCAACCTTCTTATCAAATGGACTCCACTTCTCACCTCTTACAGGACTAACTCTCGTATCACTTCCAGGTGCAGTTGATTGACTAGAATAATGTGGTTCTTTCCCATGATGAACTAGATGATTATCAAACTGACTTTTCGCTGCCGCTTCTGTTCCCATCCTAGTCTGAAAACCACACTTACATTCAACATAATGCCGATATTGCTCATAACTATTCGGCTGATATTCATACATAACAAGCCCATGTTCAATCAAAGCCATAAGTCTCCTTTATGTCCCCCAACAAACATAATTGAAGGTATCCGAACTAGAGTTACCATCTGTGATAGTAAAAGAAGATGAACTCACATAGGTAATCTTAAAGATTGCATTAGCTGCTGTTGTAGCATCACTAGCGGCACAGAAATAAGATGTTCCACTAGTAAATGCAGGAGCAATAGATGCTACAGTACATGTAGTTGCCGCGGAAGCAGTACATGAGCCATAGATAACGCGAAAGTTAGTAGTGAAGACTGAAGTACAGGTGGTAGTAGTACCGCAGTTAATTGCAGAGGACAATATATTCTGTGGAGTATTTCCAATTTGTCCAAAATAATTAAATGCCAGAGAACCACTACCAGTAGTAGTCAGAGCAGTAATATTCACACGAACATATGCTGCTGATAGTGTAGCAGTATATGTCCCAGAGGATGTACAAGTCTGAGCAGTACCAAGTGCAGTATACGTACCAGTTAAAGTAGTAGACTGCTCTAACTGTATTGTACAGACAGAAACAGTCGCCACTGCTGTCCAGGATAGTGTCATTGATGTAACAAGACTATTCTGGAACATAGAACCTTGTCCACCACAAGGACTAATACCAACACTAGTAGCTACTCCAGTTGCAGCAGTACATGCTACTAGTGCTGATACTGGACCAAGACTCTGAACATATTGAGTTTGTTGGGCCTGTGTCGTGACTGAACATAAGGCACAAATTATCCCGGCGACCAGAAATGTTAATGATTTCTTAAGAAATTTCATTTAATAATCTCCATTGTCTATAAAGTTCTGGAAATGAACTTCAACATACTACTATGGACCATTAGAACCCCATGTACCATAATAGAAGTTAGCAATAGCCGTAAAGCGACTAACAACGGACTCTTTCAATGCCTTTGTATCAAAGTCATCATCAAAATCAGTCTTAGGCTTCTGCCGCCAAATAAAATCAAGATGATGATATTTCTTCTCACAAAAGGCAAACCATGCACCGACTGAGATTAAGTAGTTACTAATCATATAACCCAAATCTTCGCCAAGAAGTGAGTTAATTTCATTAGTCGCTGTTCCAGGCTTTCCCGGACTACCTAGAAGCTCACGCGCTAGGAATCTATTAGTAAAATGAATAAGAATAGATTTCGGGAAGTACGTGATGGGCATTCCTTGTCCATCAATCATTCCTTGAAATTGATTCGTCATTAATTGAATACCAGCAAAAGACAAATCAATATCCGTAGATGGCCTATTAGGATAAGTACCAGGAGCACTAATAATTGTTCCAATGCCCGGTGTATAACTTGTCGCCGTAGGTCCACCCAAAAGAGGATGTTGGTTATTAAATAATGAAACACCATCAACAGTCTTGACAGTAGAGAAGCCAAGATTGATAATATTCCATGCCACAAGTTCCTCTGTAAAGCGCTGTGATCGAGCCAGCGCTTTAGGGACTTGAATGATTACGCCATGCTGATCATCATCATGTAACTCAAAGGATGATCTTGCCGCCATTCCATAAGTAAGAGGAATAGCTCGGATTGTCCCACCCTGGATAAGTCTTGTATAAAAGAGTGGTGTATTTTCAGGTTTAAGAACCATCGGAGGGGTTCCAGCAAATTCCAGTTCATCATTATACATTGATGTAATGGACTTAACATTAAACACTGCTGGATATTGTAATTCACGCTGCATCATTTCATTCCACTGAAGGAATATGAAGCGCTGGCCCTTCGCCATTAATTGGGCATATTGACCCCGTACCATACTCATTGTTAATCTCCCTTATAATTAAATAGCAGGCTTAGCTCTGTTATTTTCATCAATCATATATCTTCTTTTACGGAATCAACTGTGATGCAGCCTGCAAGAATTGAAACAAAATCCGAGCATTTGCAATAGAACCATCTATAGGATGAAGACCGATCATTAAAAGAACAGTATTCGTACCTGGAGTCGTTTTTGCAAAATCGACATACCAATAACCATTAGCATCTAGAGACATACCATACTGTGTACCAACGTTTGCCTGTGTAGGTGTAACAGCAGCACCGGTACTATTATCCGTCTGTCCTGAGAAAATAGTATCTAGATTCGCTTCTGCTACATCAATATAACCTAGTGATGCCGGAGCACCTTCAGGAATATTAACTGCCGAAGGTTGAAATGGTACAGAACCAAAGGTTGTTCCTGTCCCTGGGAATCCTACAATACCAAATGCAGTAGGCGCACCAGCACCATTGGTTGCTAGATTATGAGCATTCTCAAGAGCAACACCCACAATACCTTTAACTATTGTCACACCATCCCAAGCCTGCACAAAGCCAGCATTTAATTGCACTGGCGTCCCCATAAAGAATGTCTGTGCAGCCTTTTCTTGTGGTGCATCTGTCATCTCAGTTGTGTTTTGCTTAGTCTCCACAACTTCGAGAATAGCATGCGTTGCAAGTAATGAGGCCATCGTTTATATCTCCCATTCTACAACAATAGACAAATTAGAACTATTTATTATGTCCTACTAAATGTTACTGGTTCTTTCCCACTTGCTTGTCTATACTTATTTAATGTTCCACGTCCACCTGGTTCAAATCCTATAAGATCATTAAATGATTGACTCGCCGCTGCTTCTGCCATCTTTCCGGATGTAATACCATCAAGTTTAAAGGCCGCGACTTCGATATTACGCTTATAAATAGCCATCAGTTTAAGAACACTAATTTTCATCAAAACAACATCATATTGTGTTATTTGTGTCCCATCAATCATTTTAGGATGAATAGGAGTCTTTACTGTATCCACATCATCTATAGATGCCGCTTCAAAGCCATCGGCCATTAGACGCATCATATTACCTTGTACAAAGTTTACTTTATTCACCCACCTAAATCGAATAGATGGATCTTTCGGGATAGGATGGAAACTATCCTGAATATCATAACCAGCAGTCTTGATGAATGATAAATCAAGAATCATTGATTCATCAAGCCGTCGCATATCATCATCTGTAGCTGTTCTGGCTCTAAATCGTTCAATCATATCCTCCCGTTGTCGAGGAGTTATGGGACCAAGAAAAGCCTTCTTATCAGATGATGGAGTTACTTGAACATTACCACCACGAGTATACGCTTCCGCAGGGACAGAAGTCATTGTATTATCTGCTTGATCTTGCTTCATTTTCTTAGAGACTGCCTCTGCAAGATCAGCGAGAGCATTTACAGTATCAGTATTGTCTATAACAGCAGGAATAGACTCAGTATTTAAAACAACTACTGGCTCATTAGAATCTATATGACTAAAATCCTGTTTCAGTGATTCTTGCTGCTGTTCATAATTAAATACTGAAGTCTGCTCTGGCTCAGGAGTATTACTTACTTGTCCATCTCCCTGTGGCTGAATAGGTTCTTCAGGATTATTTTTTCGTTTTAGAGTCATATATTATACTCCCTGCCCTGACATAACCTTAACTTCCTCTGCTTCCATATCTTTTCCTGCCTGAATCCATTGTTCAGGAGTCATATTATACTTAGCGGCCTGTTTCTTCTCAATATCGGTCATCATATCTTCTGGCTTACGATTACCGCCAGTATTATCACCAACAGACTGATTATTCCCACCGCCACCGCTAGAGGCAACCATATTAAATTTACCATCTTTCTTATCTGTATCTCGATTTATATCATCAATATGATTCCCCATAACCATATTGTGAATCTTCAAAAGAAGTTTATCTGGATCAAAATCTTTAGACAAAGCAAATTGCTCAGGCTTATATTGTGCCCATTCCTGTTCAATTTCTTCTCGCAAGGCAGTATTCTTAAATCCTTTAAGATTATTCCTTGCACGATCCATTGCAAGATCCATACGCATTCTAGTGGCCTGGATAGCACTATAAGTTACTGATTGTCCAACCTTTTTATTCAGGAAGGCAACTGGATCAGTAAGAAATTCAGCCTGTTCATCAGGTTTGTCATTATTATTGTTATTATTGTTATTATTGTTGTTATTATTATCATTATTTACAACTGGCGGCTTTAGTTTTGTCTCTAGTTCAGTGAATTGATTCTTGATCAATTCTGTCATAGAAGTAGCCAATTCAGTCTTCAATGTATCTAAATCTGCCTTTTTAACACCATTAGCCTTCAATTCAGCCAAATCTGCGGGATCTAGACCAGCTTTCTTCAAATCTTCTGCTGTTAGTTCTTGATTACGCCAGGCCATTATACTACCTCCTCAAGATTAGTACTAAGTTTAATAGGTTGAAGAGGTTGACCAAAAGTAAGCATTTCTAGATAAATTTCACCAGTAATAGCAATCTCTTCAAGTTCTTCTTTAGTTAGTTTCCATTTAGAAATAACCCTATTTCCATCTGATATCGCAGGAAGTGGAATATATTCAGGCTGATCTTTGGCATAAACTACTTTTCTATATCCTTGAATACATCCAATCTCAGTTAACGGAATTTCTACTGGTGTCATTTAATTGCCTCCTTTACTTACTTCTTCCTGTATTTTTGTATGTTCTTCAAGACCACTTTTCATTTTTGTTACCATTTCTAATGCTATGATAAATCCCCGAAGGATATCTGTGATATTCTGACCTTGCTTATTTACATAACGGGAAACGAGATCATTTTTATATTCTTCTAATTTCTTATTGTAGTAACTGTCCAGTATTATTTGCTCCGGCTGTTTGAGGTGAAGGAGAAGCATTTGCTTGTGGTCCAGGAGTTTGCTGTACTCCTTGTCCATTACTATTTGGTTGAGCTTCTCCTGCGCCTCCTTGAACGTTTTGTTGTCCATTTGCTGCGCTCCTTATTTGTTTAAGTATTTCAACTTCAGGCTGCATTCTGGAGATATCATCATATCCAAAGGCACGGAGTAATTTGGACATAATATATGACATACCCCCAATACTTCCTAGCAGAAATTGTTTAATCTCCGGAGGAATAACGGGATTTGTTACACCTTGAAGAATCTGTGCTATTGCGCCATAATGCCGCTGCATTACTTGCGTAAAGAGCATTCCAGTTTGTTTTTCAATCTCTTTATTAATCGACGCTGTTGCCGCTTTAATAGGAAGTTCAATTCTTCCAGACTTGATGTTGTCAAAAGCCTTTTGTAGTATTGCAGCCTGCTTACCAAGATACCGAAGCCTGTCTTCTCCAATACCGAAATGTGCATACTGATTAGAAGACTTCTGTCCGATATTAAGGTGCATGTACCGGAAGTCAGTAACATTAATGTTTATTCTCCTATTCCCTGCTTGCATGATAGAAAAGGTGCCCATACTATTATAATTACCTTTTTTATCAACTGTACCACTTCCCATACCTTCAGAACCGGGCATATCCGTTCCAAAGCGGGCTTTCGCAAGAGATAGGGTTAACATCTCTTCATTTACTGATTCTGGAGCAGTTCTTCCTAGTTGTACAATTTCTGCCTCATCAGGATTAAGTGGGAGAACGGCCATTGGAAATAAACTTATTCCGGCATCAATTCGAGCATTACGGCCACCTAGGACAACACTAGTATTAGATAATGTCCGAGAATCAACACGCTGATTATGTGTCGTACATACTTCTTCTTGATACATCTCACCCATTTCAGCAAAACCATAACCAATTAGTCCATCTTCACTATATCCAAGGCGACAAAACTCAAATGGTTCGGTATTCTTTGGATAAAAATTATAGAATGCCGCCATTCTCAGGCCACCACAATTCTCTCCACCATGACCAAGATGCATGGTAAAAAGAATACTAAACTTCTTATTATTATGCCAGTATTTAAACCAGCACTCATAAAAGATCCAAGTAGCAGTATTCTCTCCAGATGGACTAGGAGGATCAATATTCTGATCTTTTAATTTCTCTTCCTCCTCCGTAGACATGCCTTCATTATCTGGAGAATTTTTAATTTTTTCCCATGCATCCCTATCAAACGCCCCGACAAAAACTTTCTCTTCACATTTACTTTTCGTAAGGGGATATTTATGATATTTAAATTCTGCATCTTCCCACTTACTAACTCCCGGCGTTGCTGCCCAGTTCTCATAGGCTAATTTTTCAGGCTTAGGACCATCATATACTACTCTATCATCAAACATTGGCTTACTATCGGTATCTATTCCGGTAACTATTGCCTCTGTTTGAGTAACCCAGGGTAATTTTATAAGAACTGATCCAAGACCAGCATTATCATGTGCGGCTCTACTTTCAGTTCTATATAAGTCTAATTCATCCTGTTTAAGGCCCATTAGATTAAGAAACTCTTCTAATGCAACTCTCTGCTCATCCCCATTCTCTGTCTCTGGCCAATCACCACATAAACCAGCAGTAAATAGGGGAAGAATCTCATATATACTCCCAAGCTGTGTGGCTTTGAGTGTATCGACATTTTCCCCTATTAACTGTATAACAACATTACTAGCATTAGCCCAAGGAAAGCTTCGTGATTCTTCCTTTGGTTTACCTTTTATTAATTTACGCCACTTTGGGACCAAGTTTTCATGCAGATTTGCATAGGCATCTTTTAGAGATGTGAGATTATCATAGACATATCTGTCTAGATTCTTATCCTCATCTCCGCCGAGGTTTACCTTTACTGGTCTTAATAATGGCATAAATTAACGTCGTTGGGAGAAAAATTAATAAAATTAGTAAATAATCTGTTCTTGTTGATTATTCGCAACTAATAGATCATTAAAGTCAGTCTTGAACTGTTTTACTGAGCGTTTCTTCGGAACAAAAATAATAGTTTTAGTTGTTGTCCGCATGGCTTTCATAGCCGAAGGACTAGCGATCGGAGGTGGAAGAGATGGGAGAAATGCAGTTAATGTGGATAGAATTACGCCAAGAAGTCCAGAAATTAATGTCGCAAGACTTCCATCTGGAAGATTTAGATTACTCCAGAATGCCTGTATTTCTGACTTAACCGCATCAATTGCAGTAGAAATTTTACCAAGAAGACTTGCCTTATTAGCAGCAGGAGCATTATTATAATTTGTAACTACCACTTGTAAATCTGCAAAGCCGGCCTTTACTTCACTAATTAAGGCTGCTACAGGTAATGAAAGGGCTGGATCTAAAAGATTTATCACTACTTGAAAGGCAGAAAGGCCAACAGGGACATATTTCTCAATATCTAAGAATATTGAACCACAGGACAAGCCTAATGATGTAACACCAAGAGGAATAGCAATCACGCCTCCTGTTAATACTTTCCCAAATTGTCGTCGGGTTTGAGACATAGAAAGCTCCTTTTATCTTACTATCTATTCCACTTAATATCTGATCCTTTTGGTGCCGGATTAGTGTCATACTTTGGCTGTGCAAGAATACTTCCAGTAGTATCAACTGGCGCTACTGGAATATTTCCACCTAATACTTGTGCTTGCGCCTGTCTAGTAGCAAGAACTCTAAATATCCCACCAGTAAAAGTATGGATAAAGTCAAAAAACCATCTATAGAATCCCGTGGCAGACTGAGGAGATGGCATTGCGCCTACAGTACTGGAAATAAAGAGTACTGTTATTGTTGTTGCCATATACGGGTGAGCTATATATAGATTAGTAAACCATTGAATAAAGGACACTAGGACTCCTCTTTTTCCCTTATTTGAGATCCTATTTGCTCTTTTCTATGCTTTAATTCCTTTTCTAGCACAATTATTTCACTATCAATAACATTTTCCAAATCCTTATATAATACATTCCCACGAGTACTCTTAAGATCCTCAATATGATTCTCGATCTCAGTCATCGTCATATCTCTGAGAGCAATATAATCTTTCTCAATTTTGATCTTTCGCATCTACTTTTGCCTGATTAATCAAATGTTGTTGATATATCATTTCCTGATCCTTAACCACCACATCCGCAGCTTCTGCGGCTACTTTATCAGCATCTACATTCGTTATTTCTGCTATTCTATGTGCTTGAACGGCATATCTACGAGCAAAATCTACATTAAGTTTCTTCTGTTCCCCCATTGCACTATTAGATAACATATGTGTAGCCTCACCAGTTTTCTTAATTTTCCCTGCCTGATACGCATTCCATGCAGTAGTTATACCAATTGCAAGGAGCATTATATTACCAGCGTTCATATCATTAGGACTAAGCATAAATAATCCCATTAATATCCTGTAATAGCAGATCGTCCAGAATTACTTCGTGAATTGATAAGCATCTTCTGTTGATTATGTACAAACAAATCTGTTTCTTCCTCACTCATATGAGATAAATCAAGATTTTGAATCCCGTGTCCAAGAATATCTAAGATATCACGAGTTGCACAATGAGGATATTCGTTGTATTCTTCGAGGAATTTTTGTGTAAATCCTTCTCCTGCATTTTGACAAATCCAGATTTGCCCGCGACGAAAAAATGGCTCTGTGTCTTCAATACGATCACTTTTGGCATTCGCATTCCTGTTGTCTTTGAACTCATTTATCTGCCTAAAAAACCACTTGCCAAGTGATTGTCTTGTTTTATCTTCTACCTCAAATGCTGTCTTACACCATGTTTGTCCAGCGCTTATTTCTACCCATATTTCCCTTACGCGCCACTTTTCCGCCATAACATATGCATGATGCATGATATCTTCTCGACTACATGTATCAGCGCGGCCATCGAGAATATACAGATTTGTAGGAGTATTATTAATCCCAAGTAACATAAGAGCATGATTCGCACGACCTTCTTCGCCCTTGTGATTTGGATCTAACATCAACATCTTAGATAAGGATGATGTTGGGATATCTTTAGGAAGAATACCATTATTCATCTCATGGCGAATAGTCATATGACGTTTCGAGACTAATTCATCTGAGGGAATAATACGATAGCCCATTGTTCCAAATGTACCAGAAGGACCAAGAGGGATATTTAGTTCGTCTTTTTGAAAAGATTGTGCATGTTTTTGAACTACTGTTGGAATTAATACAAAGTATCGTAACCACTCGGACTTAAAGGTATTACCGCCAGGGGGAATAGGTTTGTTGCGAAATTGGCAACTGTAAAAGTATTCTCCCAATCTTGACCGCATTCTACTAAGTTTCGCAATAGACCATTCCTCTGGGAATATTGGAGTATTGGTTGGATGAAGATCACAACATCCCCCTTCAGCATCATGAGTATGAAAACGGAAATAAGGAAGTTCTTTCTTTATCTTCCAATTAAGATCATGGAAGGACCACCTATTACCATTTACAACCTCATCGCATTCACTCTCTGGATCATCGGGATCACTATCGAAAGCGCCTACGGCTAATTGGAACCATTCCCATGTGGATAATGCTACTAATTCTGACTTAAGAGCATCTTTTCCATACAAATCATCATAGATAATGCGCCGATAGTGTTTTGATTGGAGAGCAGCATCAACACCAGTAAATTCAAATGTACCTTCTCCTTGATTGGCATCACTTCTAGAATAGTCTCTCTTGTGTGTCATTGTATCCGCTGACCACTGACAAGAGGAATCTGGCATTATTTCAGGGAATAATTTCTGAAATAATTGATTATGCTTATATTCATTCGATATTTTCTTTCCAATCTTCCATGAGTTCTTAATTGTCTCCATCGCAATAAGAGTACGTGTATTCTGATCATGTACTCTTTTCATCCAAGTGATCCACTCATCACCATATCCGAGAGATCGCATGAACTTTTCATCACGATCCGTGAATGGTAATGCCCACCAAATGGGCATACCAATACTACCAATAGTAGTTTTGAAATGATCTCTAGGGATTTCATTTACTTCTTTTAATTGCCAACAAAGGAGAGTATCGCAGAATTGACGATGAAAAACATTAGACAAGCGGCGCTTACGAAGAATAATCTTAATAAAGTAGAAATTATCCCCTAATGCATTAAGACGATGAGCTAAGTTCTGGACGTATGGATTATTTGCTACTGGAGGGATATTATTCCACTTATAGGCAAAACTTGTCCTATTAATCTCTTGTACAAGGTCGATCTGTGGACTATCGAGGACTTCATTATCTAACATTTAGATTTGATAAATGGAGGAGGTAATCTTCCAGAAATACTACCTATAACTTCACCTTTTAATTCTTTTACATTACTACCACCAAAATAAGAATATTTTACGTTAGTATTACATTGTAAATGATATTCTATACGTAATTTAAAAGTTCTTAACCACAACCAATAAGAACTCTTTTTAAAATAATGTATATATTTATTAGTAGATTCATACATTCCTAATCTTTCATTACATACATCACATAACCATCCACGTATAAATCCAGTTTTATGATTATGATCTCTAACTAATCTTTTTGTTTTTGTCTCAGCTTCTAACTTACCACAGATATTACAATATATTGATTTTACCATTGTAGCATTCTGGGACCAGATTTTCCCCTTCCCGAGACCGCCTCATAACGTACAACCTCATTAATCAATAAGAGTATTAACTTTTGTCTCGGTTGTATTGGTCGTGGCGGTTCTGGTCAGGACCGTGATCCACTCTTGTACAATTATAACTAAGTTAATACCCTTATTTATTACTGAGTCGTCTCCGTTAAAGGCGGTGTATCAATAGTGGCCGGCGTGGGTTTGGTGTTATTATTTTTTCATGTCTGCCATTGCCTTCAACATCTCCAGAACTGCTTTATTATCCTTATCATCTGCAACGCCACCTTGTTCTGCTGTAGCTAAGCCATGACGCTGTACTTTCGCGAATCGGCCATCACGATCGAGAATATCATTAAAAGCCTTATTCTTAACTCTCTCATCCTTCGCAAGCAGGGCTTGTTTTACTAGTCCCTGTATGGCAATAGGGACACCAAATTCTAGTGTTTTCTGTGCCTGAATATACTTTGATCCAATACTCTGATCAAGATTCGTCAATAATCCTGTCATATACTGATTATGGATTTGTTGATAATATGGAGAGGATTTAAGAATAGAATATCGCTGAATAGACAGGCCACAGAGACTAGCTATATTTGTAGAAGAAAGATATGGATTATCAAGTTCCAGGCGAACAAGTAGATTAATTTTATCAATTGTACGAGTATGGAGCTTCTTGCTATGTCTTACTGCCATGAAGAACTACTTTTATCTTTCTCTTACCGGAAAGTACTTCTCTAGTTACTTTCCTCAACTGTGCCTGAGTGTACTTCCCCGTCTTTGGATCTTGGCCGATTTTTGGATGTTTGATCATAATATTCCTTTATATGTAAGCGAAGGGCATTAACCAATGGCCCATCATCACTATCAACAATGCCCACGCTCAATGATTCATTGTCAATATTGTTAATGGTATCCATCATAGCCAATGCCCTTCTTATCGGCGTCTACCGGACCACTCATGCACTTTTGGAAGTCTATCCTTTATATGTATGAATGTCCAGAGAATAATTCCAGTGATTCCCGTTGTTTACAAAGGACATACGAATTATTTTCCCTTCTCCAGACATGTGCTAATCTGTAAACAAACCCGCGTCCCCAACCGGCCCCCATTCCATTACAAAATCATCTCAACTATAAAATCACCAACATTCCTTACATTATTAATACTCAAAGTATCATTAATAGACATCATCTTTGACTCACTGGTATTTTTATTTTTTTATAAAAAATTTTTGTGTAACGTCTCGCCCGCCGATCACTAACTTTGTGATACAAAGTGGTCGCCTGGGCAAAGGGCATAATGTCGAGTAATATGATAGACTTACTTGTTACTACATAGTAAACACTAGTAATAGTGTATACTAATTAGTTAACCACAATAGAATTGGATAGTCTACTAAGTCTATAGACTATATATAAGTCATTGATTCTAAAGGAATTAGAGTTCTAGGTGATTTCACGCGTGTGTATTATTATATTTTTGTGGTTGAGAGACAACAACCACAGGGAGTATGGACCGTAGGCTACGGGTGATAGAGGCTACTACACAGTAGACCTGTAGGCGAAGACACTAGTACAGTGGGAGGATGCCCTGACCATAGATATGGTATGTACTACAGTACAAGTATTGTACTACAATTCGACTAGAGTCAACGGACAGATATTATATATCATTGGTACTCTTGTTGCTATTTAATCCAAGAGTTAACGGACAGATGATTTATAATATTGGTACTCTAGCCGAAGTTTTATCCTCATACACTGTGCTATAGCAGATATGAGATGATAGATAGGAGTATCGTTACTCCATGCACTAACGAGTTAGCCTTGAGTATATCTCTCATATTCAAGGGAGAGACTAACAGAACCTTCTATCATCTCTTACCTGCTATATCATAGCAGAAAGAGGAGAAAACATCATGGCAACAATGAATGGAGTTACGCCTGAACAGATGGCAGCATCCATTATCGCGGGTGCCGTTGAATCCAAGATGATCGAGATCTCTGGTATATCATTCCAGAAGCTTGAGACTGTTGTACGTTATCTCAATCGTGATAAGATCAGCGCACGCGGCGACAATTGGTTTAAGAAGAACTTTGATTCTTTGACCAGCGATGCCGTTGAAACACTCATTACGGCACGGGAGAAAGCCATTACCGATTACCAGAACAAGAAAGAGTTGCAGGACAAAGACGAATTGTTCCGCACACTCATTTCTCGTGGCGTCGATATCGCTACGGCATATAAGGATGCATATGGTGTTGCATATGTGCCGCAGTCGAAGGAGACTGTAGTCGGCAAGAACGATGGCACACTGCCACAAGTTGGAGAAAAAACCACCTTGAAGAAGTAATAACTCTGTTATAGCATGGTGTAGGAGGATAAAATGTCCACACGTGAACAAGAAAGAACATCATACGAAGAAGGCAAAATAATGAACATCCCCACTCCAAAGATCAGAAACAAGACAAATCTTGTTATGATCAACACGCCAGTTCGTAATGAGACTGGGCGCTTTGTATTCAGGCAATGCCGTCCAGTTCTTCACACAGAACCCGCAAAGATTATTATGTTCCCAACATCCCACGATATTGAGAACAGACTTCGCCATAACCTTCGTATGATTAATATAACCCGTGGTATCTATTAGACCATGCGGCTTAGAACGATACAATTATTATCATCATAGACCTTGTATCGTTCTATGCAGCATTATCTGATCGCTCTGAACATCATAGCGTTAACTAAGTTCGTTCTGGGGGGAGTAATACTCAACGCAAATGATTGAAAACACATGAGTTACCCCCCAAATGATTGCTATGTTCGCACCTTGCTTACAGATGACACCCCCCTTGTGCACGCTGCGAATCTTTGTCATGGGGGGTGCCTGCGATTTTTGGTTCGTTAATCGTTCCTTGTAACTGTCTGGCTCACTGTAACTGATCTCGTTCCTAGATCATAGATCTATCACACACAAAATTTCCATCATACAGAACCTAAATTCGCCCGGGAACCCGGAGATAAAGATTCGCAGGAGAAGCATGGGGGGTGTTATCTGTAGGGGAGGAGGATTTTAGAGTGTGAAATCACCCCTATGTCCTTTGGATTCAATGATTTGCAGTGAGTATTACTCCCTACAAAAAGAACTTGACAAACGCAATGAAGTTCAGGTAGACTTGTTAATGACTGGTATTAATAGGCTGGAGTAAACTATGAAAACGGGATCACTTAATAGTACAATAGAGATTCGCGAGAGATTAGCTATCTCATAGCGATCTCTATGATATATGATAAAGGCTATTAACAACTATTTCTAACCAATTTAGTTGAGATTCCCGGCGGGTTGATCTAATACTGTGGTGGTATTAGAATCCTATACCAGATAATACCAGCCATTAATGTGTTTACTATGAGTGGAAAGAAAAAGAAGAAAATAAGATCTAAGGAATACCTGAGAAGAAAAATGGAGACAAGAAAAAGACGTAGACAACAGAATCATGTTTATTATGAGAGTAATTGCGTGATATGTTTCAAGCCATTTGTACATGATAGATTGACTGCGATGTATTGTAGTCAGGCATGTCGGAATAAATCACGTTCATTCCCGGCAAAATTTCTGGAATCAATGTATAAGAAGGCGAATCTTACATTGAAAAGATATGATCGAACGCCGGAGGCGATGCAAGAATATATTAAGTCATTGCCTATAAAAGATGCTCTCAAGGAGAGTTTAAAGGATATGAAAGAAGAATTTAAAATCCTTGGCTTTCAGGATTCTGATATATCTGAAATGGATAAAGAGATTGAAAGACTCAAAGCACAAAGACGTATAACAGAACGAAGAAATGCAATGAGTCAACAGGATAGTACTGGATTTATAACAACAGAAGAATCTAACACTTCAGAATCATCTGAATTAATTGATCCAGAGATGAGAGAATTTAAATTAGATGAGATTGATGATAGAAATGCCCAAATTGATTCAATGGTGTTAGCAGATGAACCATGTCCTGATTGTGGTTCAAATCATCACAAAAGTTGTAATCAAAAGCCAAAGAAATATAAAATCCGCAAGATTGGAGAGAAAAATGGCTAAAAGATTTATTACAATGGAGATGCGTATAAATGAAGCAATAAATAAGCGCAATCTCCATGATTGGCTACAATCTCTTACAAGTCATGAAACATTTGGATACGGAGGAGTTGAAGAATCAATCTCCATATCTATATGGTTTGAGACATTAATCAGACTAAAAGATTATCTCAAATTTCTGCCATATCCACTTGGAGGAATACAAAAATGAATTATGAAAAAGATTATAACCATCATCGCACCATACGTCTTCTCAAATCATTATGTTGGTTAATTCTCCTCCAAGGATTTATGTATTTTGCAATATGGTTCGTTGTGATGCATAGTAGTTATGCACATCAATAACTATTATAATTATCGCAACCGAAAGGTCTGAGAAGCATGCGCTCTGAATTTGATGAAATCACCAGTGGATGGACTCTTGTTAGCGGCATGGACGATCTTACAAACATGATTGAACGTGCCGCTGATTGGACCAAGCACAATGGGCCGCTGCTCCCCGACGAAGAGGCTAGGATAAAACTGATGATCAAAACCCAAATATTTAGAGGCTTGTATGGGGAGAATGAAGATGGCGAATGATCAGGAGGCCACACCCCAGAGCGTGGAACCAATGACATTAAAGACTGCTGCTGAAAAAGTTAAACAGAAGCGGACGGCATGGCTCGAACAGCATGGTGTTCCTATTTCAACAGAATTCGCTAAATTTGCCGAAGCTATTGGAGAACTAACAGATTTAGCCGAGAGCAGAGCACCACAGACGCCACCACGGTGTCCAACATGCGGCAGCAACGATCGCGGTATGCCTTGGTGCATGAATCCAGAGCATGCCAAGCGCGTTCATTCTATCGTGCGGTACGAGTGCGAAAGATGCGCCGACCTGTGGCACTCAGCAGGAGCAGTGCAAGAGGATAAACCATGATGATAGAAATCACGTCTTGCTGCCAATATTTCCCAAAGTGGTGTGCTATTTTTGCTCCTTTCGGCGCTGCTGGAATTTGGTGGAGTTGGGACAATATTCGCCGAGAACGCCGCCTGCCTTTGAGCCTGAGCGTGTTTTGCATTAGT